AGATTTCATTGCGCACAGTCCTCTCACAACGTTCGTCATTTTCGGAATTTTAACAGCACTCTTGGCGTTTCTGAGTCAATAAATGCAATTAAAACTATTCAGCTTAGATAAATACGAACTTACTGATGAAACGATTGACCGTCATGGCCATACACTTTACCGTATTCGTGCCTTGCAGGATATTCCCGGGCATGATGTCAAAACGGGTGATCTTGGTGGTTTCATTGAGTCAGAAGCAAATCTGAATCAGGAAGGTGATTGCTGGGTACGTGATAATGCTCAAGTAAGTATTTGGTAATGCTCAAGTATATGGTGGTGCTTATGTGTATGGTAATGCTTTGATATCTGATAATGCTCAAGTATTTAGTGATGCACGAGTATGCGGTAATGCCCGTGTGTCTGGTAATGCTCGTGTATATGGCGATGCTTGGGTACACGGTAATGCTTGTATATATGATAATGCTTGGGTATATGATAACGCTTATGTATTTGGTAATGCTCGTGTATATAATAACGCTCAAGTATCTGGTAGCGCTTGGGTACATGGTGATGCATGGGTATATGGTAACGCTCAAGTATATAGTGATGCATGGATACATGGCGGCGCTTGTGTGTCTACTGGTATGTACACAGAAGGTGAAATATGCAATTGAAATTATTCAGCTTAGATAAATATGAATTATCCGTGCCCTGCGAGACATTCCCAGGCACAACGTCAAAGCAGGTGATCTTGGTGGTTTCATTAAGTCGGGAGCCAATCTGAGTCAGGAGGGTGACTGTTGGGTTGGCGATAACGCTCAAGTGTCTGGTAATGCATGGGTACGTGATAATGCTCAAGTATTTGGCAATGCTCAAATATATGGTAATGCTTGGATATTTGGTAATGCTCAAGTATTTAGTGATGCTCAAGTATCTGGTGATGCTCGTGTATCTGGCGATGCTTGTGTATCTGGTGATGCTCAAGTATCTGGCAATGCTCATGTATTTGGTAACGCTCAAGTATATGGTGATGCATGGATACATGGCGGCGCTTGTGTGTCTACTGGTATATACACAGAAGGTGAAATATGCAACTGAAACTATTTCCCGACCCGCTCTATTGTACAGGCCTAGTAGCCTCGCGTTCTCGTGAACGTTGGCCTTCTCAATGCCGAAAGTTAAAGCATATTTTTAAAAGTCAAGATATTATCCTGGGATCTAACTGGCGCGAATATTACGTGATAGAGGAGATTTCCTCAGAAGACGTCCTGGTGGTCAAGGAATATCTTGATATTAAAAAAAAGCTTTCCTCATTTCGACCGCCTCATATGCTCTGGATAATTAGATGTTCAGAATCGAATAAAAAGGTTTGGAAAAATATTATAAAGTACTTAAACGCAGAAACTTGCATTGGAACTCGAACAACCGCGTTCGAGGGAAAGGCAAATGAAATCGTAAGTAGAACCTGCGATAAATTTTCCGGAAAATACATTTCTCCTTTAGAATTTATTGAGAAAAAATAGTGCAATTGAGTTTATTTGTAGAAATTGATAGGAGAACCGGGATGAATGAGATACGAAAAAGCAGTCTTGTCCCTTGGGGTTTGGCTGGAATCATCTGGGTTGTAAGTTTCGTTTTCTGGATAGGCCTAGTCCTACTTTTATCTTCTTGCGGGCCAGGTTCCAGCGAGGACATAGACATTTGCAAAGAGGATCCCTGCAATTGCTGGGAAGAACCTGAATTTGAATTCGTAGTTGAAAATTCAGAATGGGGACACTTCGATATCTGCTATAATACAGGTGAAGAGACTGAATATTTACAAAGAGAATCTGTAACTTGGAATCATAAATTTAACAGCGACTCTTCCGATTTTTACCTTCACGCCGTAGGAGATACACCAGGAATCGCTAAGGCGAGGTTTCTTCGATGTGGCGAACTGATAAGAAAAACCGAATGCGTTTGTTCGTTTCCAATTTTGAAACTTGAAATCTCCATAGAATGAAAGGAAAAAGACATGAGCTTTGACTGTCTTTGCTCAATTTGTGGAAAAACTTTTGAATCCGATAAACTTACAGCCAATTGTTGCATGGGCTGTGTCATCAAGGGGCGTCGAGCGGCAAATGGACACGATAGTGTCATAGAACTTACGTCTACCCATACAAAATTCTCGGGGAATTACGAGCACGTATTCGACAAACCGAGCTGCACAAGTTACTACAATCGAGCCAACAGTTATTGGAAAACTCGAATGGATATAACCTTCTCTTCAGAACAAGAATTTATCGACTATCTGAAGAACAATGGCCACATTAACATTCAACCCAAAGGCACTTCTCAGCTTTCAAACGAAACAACTGAACAGGCCCTTACTCGGGGGGCGCAAGAACCCAAAAAGATAACTCTATGCTTTTGGAAGAAGGAGCATGCGGTAACCCTAGAAGCCAACAACCCCGTTGTTCTGAGAGACGGCCGCAAATTACCTGCTAAAGACGTAATGGTAGGTGACAGGATTAAGTTTTCTGATGGAACGCATCAGCAAGTAACTCGAACGGAGAAAATCTATGACTAGTCTCTATCCTTCGGCTCGGATGGCCTTTTGCTATTCCTGCTGGATCAATGATGAAACAGAAGAGTTCCGGGAGCTTATCCCGAAGTCACTCAATGAATCCTGCTATTTAATGTCAGCCATTTTGGGCGATCCTTCGGTTCATGGCTTTGGTTCGCCAGAACTAAGATTGGCTACAAAACCCTTTTATCTCGAAGACCTTGAAGACGATAGGAGCGACGACGATTCCAGTCACAACCTGAAAGGACTATATGATCTTCAATCTCAGAGAATAATTGACAAGTTCGGGAACCTACGGGTTTGGCTTTACAAAGAGGATATGCCATTGGGCGACGTTAAACGTTTTTGTGACTTTGTGGAAAAACAGCGCAGAGAGCTCAACAGAATTGCCTTTTCGAGTTACAGGAGGAGGGGTTGCACAGTAACAAAACTCCGATTAGAATTTCCAGATTTCATTGGTGACATTGACGAAGACAACCTGTTTCTAAGACTTCAACTTATAAAGATGCTCGAGCTCGTTATCGCTGACACCCCGGGAGAAGTCACCTTTGAAAACTTTATTGATTATGCCAGATGCTATCAAATAAGGTTTTCCGAATTAAACGAAAGGATAAACCAGCTATGGCCCAGAAAATAGTTAAAAATGCAATCCGCTGTAAAAAATGCGGAGATATAATAGAAAGTAAATTCCAGCACGACTTTGTTACCTGCAGTTGTGGAAGCGTTTCTGTGGACGGAGGACATTATTATCTAAGGCGAGTTGGGGATTTTGGCGACTGGGAGGAACTTAGTGAAACAGAAGGCAAAGGCGATAGCTAAAACCGTTCTTAGGGTGGCCATGGTAGTGAGTATTATCATGCTGCTTGAAAATTTAGCAAATCGATGCGATAGTAATCTCGAGGAGGAACCCTTTGAAAACTGCGTCAATGCATGCCTGGTTGCGGTTGAATCTTCTTATTTGACGGATGAGTGGTCGATTTCCTATCGAAAAATGGCTTGCGCAGAATTTTGTTATAAAGAGTATATGACTGAGTCTGATTTCGAAAAAAAATATTCAAAGAGGAGATAATGATGAATCTTATTGAACTGAAATGCGAAAAATGTCACACCGTGTTTGTTGACACAGTAAAAGAAAGTGCTGTCTATCTCTGTCCTGAATGCGGAGGCCGAGCTAGAAAACACGACTATAATCCCGACGAGGATGAGCAGGAAGTGAGGTGAAAATGTATATGACCAGGGGGCTGTTCAGCAAAAGCTGTTCCGCTATCGCAAGAAAATGCGCTTACAAGCGGGTTTCTGAAGAAGCCCTAGAGGCCTTTATTTCCCAATTTGACTGGTTTTCCCAAATGCGAGGAATAAAGAAGAGGGGGCGAGGATACATTAAGGGAAGTGCGGGATTCTTGTTTGGCGGAGACTGGTGCCGAGAAGAGATCAAAAAGGCTCTAATTGAAACCGGAGTATATGAGGCCGATAAAAAAACAAAAAACTTATATTCAGTGAGACTTGTCGATGAAACTTAAAAAAGTGAAAATCAAAAAAGAAAAGGATACTGTAAGCGGTATTGAAATCGAAGAAATCTCCGAAAGTATATGCGCAGAATGTGGTTATGAAATTATATTTCCGCATCGGGTCGTAAATGTCTCCGGAGAGCTCCACTGCCACTACTGCGCAGCTAAATGCGAAAAATGTGGAGAAGGACACCTACGGAAGAATTTATCGAGAATAAGGGTCCTTGGAGAACTCGAAGACTGGAGTGTTTGCGATGATTGCCTCCAAAGCCTCCGCCGCTGTGATAGCTGTGGCGTCCTTATAGATGAGAATCAGAATGCACACAGCTACGATGGAGAAATGTATTGCGACAGTTGCTTCGATAGTCATTTTGGCTATTGCCATGCATGCGGAGAAGTATTTCCAAAAGATTCGATGTCTTTGGGGCACGGGGATCTTTATTGTAGCCAATGTTTTTCCGAACGGTTTTTCATCTGTGAAAGATGTGGGGGGTCAGTCGCCCTCGAGGATGCTCGAGAATTGGATGATTGTTTCTATTGCGAGTCTTGCTATCGAGAGGAAACCGACAAGTGCATCCACTCTTATAATTACGTTCCCACGTTTAACTTTCGTTCAGCTCCAGAGGAAAAAGATCCTGAAAAGATTTTATTTTTTGGCTTTGAACTAGAACTCGAGAACAAAAAGAAAGATTATCTAACTGAAAAAGGGGCAGAAGCCGTAGCAGACAGAGGGTTTCTTTATTGCAAAAATGACGGCTCTCTCAGCGATGGCTTCGAAGTGGTCAGTCACCCATTCAGTTGGAATTGGCTTAATGTTCCAGGAAACCGTTCTAGATTCAATGGCATCTGGGGGCTGCCTAAAATGGGATTTCGTTCTTATGATACATCCACTTGCGGAATTCACGTTCACATGAGTGTTACGGCCTTTAGTAATTTTCATTTGTATAAATTCTTGAATTTTATATATCGCAACTCAGATTTTATCGGGGACATTTCTCAAAGAAAAGACATGGATAGTTTAGAAAGATATGCCCGACTGGAATATCTCGAGCCATCCCAGATCACACAGGTGGCGAAGAATAAAAGAGACCCTTTCGGGGAGAGGTATGTAGCCGCGAATATGACGCATAAAGACACTGTAGAACTTAGGTTTTTCCGGGGAACCTTAAACGAAAAATCCTTTTGGAAAAATATTGAATTTTGCAAAGCCCTTTATGACTTCACCAAATCTGACAAATTCTCGATTAGGGAATATCGAGAAGAAGATAACAGGCATCTAGTGCATGAATTTCTTAAGTTCGTGTGGTTGCGCCGTAAAGAGTTTTCAAATCTCAATGAATTCTTGATGGAAAGCGGTATTTTTCCCGCGAAGGTGATAGAGGAATTAAGAAAAAAGAAGGCGAAAAAAAAGCCGAATTTCGAAACTGATCTTCAGCAGTTGGAGTGCTAAAATGTGTATCTGTGTTTATGCTCCGGCAGGCAAAAAAATTCCTCGCGAATACCTAGAAAACAGCTGGGAAGTTAATAGTGACGGTGCTGGTCTGATGTTCGTCCGGGATAAGAAGCTTTATGTATACAAAGAGCTCTGGGACAAAGAGGCATTTTTCGAATACTATGAACATATGTATGAAGTCTTCGGAGAAGCGAGTCCATTTGTTTTACATTTTCGAATAATAACCCACGGGAAAATTGATTTGCTTAACTGTCACCCCCATAAAGTAAACGAAAACTTAGCATTTGTACACAATGGGATCATTAGTGGTGTTGGGGCCACAATGAATGGAGAAAAATCCGACTCAGTTCTCTTCGGAGAAAAATATCTTAGGGGGTTGCCTGAAGGCGCTCTTGACAATGAGTCCATTAGACTTTTGATAGCCGACAAATGTGGCAGCAGCAAGTTGGTATTTCTTGACAACATTGGCAATGTATACATGATTAATGACAATTTGGGCGAGTGGAACGAGGGAATCTGGTATTCCAACAGCAGCTATAAGAGCTCTGCTCCGTTTTACTCAGGCTCTTCCTGCGGTGCACATGGAAGCTCCTGGAGAACTAGTTGGAAAAACGAAAAACACAAAGGTGTCTCCGCATATGATTGCGAGGATAAAGATTGGGAAGATTATTGGGAAAAGAAAAAGGAAGGGGATAAAAAGAATAAGTCACTGAATACAAAAGTAGCGGACATCTCGGAATCAGAAGAGGTGGAGGAACTGGATATTTGTCCCTTATGTGGAAAAGAATTCCTAATCAACGAAGCAGAGGAAGAGTTCGGTTTGTGTTGGAAATGCTTGAAAATCCAGTGGCTAGAAGAAGAGATGGAGAACTGTCTAGAAAAGGGAGAAGAGTATGCCACCGCCTATTGATCGGGCCATCCCGATATCTATCCCAAAAGAAAATTCTTATCTGGCGAGAGACATAATTCAAAGATTAAGAAAACTCGTTCAAAAAGGAGAAGAAAAACTTTTCGTTTTTGACTATAAAAACGAATTAGAAGAATGGAGCACGCATACAAAGCAATGCATGTCAGTCCCTTGCTTTGCCCAGGCTTTAGAAGACTTGGTTGCCCTAGAAATGATAGAAAAAAAACGAGTCGAAGGGGTTCTATCGAGATCAAATGAATACAATTTTTTCTTTATAATAAAAGGCGCTCAAGGAGGCCGCAATTTCTTGATGGCCTATGCTGAGCTAAAGGAGTTGTCCTGATGGCTAAAAATCCGTATCAGAATGTCTGGAAATATTTAACCGAAGAAAGAGATAGGGAAAATTCCGAGGCGATATTTGTAGGATCTATCTTTCTTCCAAAAATGCTTGTCCAAGCGATTCGGCTCGTTGCTGACAAAACAGGTGGAAACGATGAAACTGTGGCAGCTGCCATAGTCGAAGGACTCTTGGCAGAACGAACAATGGATGCCATGAACCAAGCCGTTCAACAAATGAAGATAGAGGATGGTTCAGTCTATGCTGGAATCGAAGGGGACCTTCGCGAAAAATTAAAAAATATAACTGGTCCCTTGTCAAACAAAAGCAAAGATTTAACAGAACTTATGGGTCAGTTAACTGGTATGTCTGAGAATTTGAAAAATCTTCAAGGCATGTTTACGGAGCTGGAAACTAATCTAGACAAAACAGGAGATCCGTCATGCGAGAAAAAGTCAAAGAAATAGCTGCCAGCATTGTTGGTCCGAGCTGGAAAGAAATGCTGAGGCATCTGGGGGCTATCGGAGAGGCTCTGATGTTCCTTCTGGGAGATATAGTCCGAACATACCTTAATTCGGGAAAATCGGGCTATTTCTACAGGCTCTTACGGCGCTTTTCGGACGCCCTTAACGGAGCTACCGCTTATTGAGATGAACTCACTTGAGTATACATGTCCTCGCTGTGGGCGTAAGTCGAGGAGGGTAATCACCGGCGGCCCCACAGACGTTTCTGTAGAGTGTCAGTTCGCCTGTCCTCATTGTGACGTTCCCCTATTGATGACGTATTCCTTTTGCCCCCTGGGGGTTTTAAAAATAGAAGAGTATAAATTAAAAATGCCTTCAATAGGATATCGGAAAAATGCAAAAAAGAAAAATTAAAAAAATCCACTTTGAAGATGTATGCCGCTACTACAAGAACGTAAAGGGTACTTGTGGGATCTTGATAACGGCCCCCTTTTATCTGGCCCTTTTGGGAATAGGAGCAATTTTACGTAAATGGAAAAGTTAATTTCTGCCGATCGACAAGAAAAAACCATCTATGTAAATCCTCAAAAACTAGACGAGCTTTCTTCAGAATATGTAACTGCTTATGATGAACTCCAAGGCCCCCTAGAGGCCTTTTCGGACGGGGAAATTGCCCTGACACTGGACAACAAAGAGAAGAATGTAGTCCAAATAACCTTCAATGTTTCAAAAAATATTCCAGAAGAAGACTTGGGAGAACTGGCCAACAAAATAAATGCAACTTACGGTTGGCTGACTGTTCCAGAAGATCTCGGGAGACTTGGAGATTGGTACAAAAACTTTCTTGTTGCGACTTACTTAAAAACGGTTTTATTTTATGTGTTTTCGATTACTCAAGAAAGCTCTATTAACCCCAAAAAGATCGAAACAAAAATAAACAATAACGCCATTGCATTATTGACTGGAGCTCCGTTTTTTGCTATAATTCCCTCAATCGAAAAAGGTGACAAAAAGAAGTCAAAGAAGAAGGGTGTAAAATCCAAAAAAAGGAAAAGAAATGTCTCCAAAAAATAAAGAGGATATAACGGCCTTCGATATTGGAGCACTTCTGGACGGCGTTAGACTGTCTTATCTGTTATTTGGTGCTCTGATCGGAGTTGCCTCTACCGCAGCGGTAATGTTTTTAGGCCTATTGGGAGTCCTGGTGGCAATAGCCGTAGGGGTCCTAGGAGCTCCGATATGTATTCGTGTCGAAAACAAAGCTCGTGAAAAATTCTTGGGTATCGATGAGTAAAAAGAAAAAAATAAGCAGCGTCTTCAAAAGCTTCGGCAAAAAGAATAAGAAAGCCACTGATATTGATAGATTGGCCGAAGAGCTAGATGAAACGGCTAAACCAGTTGAGGGCTTAAAAGAGCTTTCGTCCAGCTCTTCCGAAACTTTTTCTGATTCTGATAAATCTGCAATGGAGAACATTTACGAGGCAATAAATGAAGCCTTAGGTATTCAAGATGATCCGGAGATATTCTTTGCTCAAAACGGACAGATAATTAAAACCCATCTTAAAACTGCTAGCCCTGAAGACGCTGCGGCCTGGGCGAAATTCATTTACCCCCCCCTTACGCCAGAATTCAAAAAGCTGATGGCCTCAGACGTAACGAAAAGAAGTGAACTGTACTATACGGTTTACCAGGGTGTTTCAATTTATACCGTCTTGGCCAGACCAATAGTAGCCGGGCCAATAGAGCCCGCGAAATACAAAGACAAGCTTAACTAACAGGAGAAAAAAATGACAGAAAAGAAAGAGCTTGTAACAGAGGTTGTGTTGCGAAAAATAGACCACGACTATGTGAAGGCACGGGGTCACTTTGTACTCTCGAACAAGATTCAAATATCTTGCTCGGTCATCAAGGGGACCAACGGTCTTTTCGTATCTCTCCCATCTCACAAGGGAAAGAGTCGAGAAGGCGGAGAAAGATACTACAATGATGTCTATATCAAGGACGAGCAAATGTTCCAGACCGTTACCAACGTAGTGCTGGGAAAGTTCTCGGCCCTAACAAGCGAGGCTAGTGGTGTTCCAGAAACTTCTGTCTCGTCTGACGCAAACGAAGGAAAAGGCGAAGAGGAAACAGATTATCCCTGGTAGGAGAGAATCTTGCGCGAATATGAAGACCGGATCGTTGAGTTCTTACTTTCAGAAGTAATACCATCTCACTGCATCCCTCTGGCCTACGTATTGGTGGGCCAGAGGGCGCAGGAGACCTTCCCCATTGACGCTCCCTATAAAATCCGAGGGATTCATATAATCGAATCTCAAGAACTGTTAGCTCATCCTCGCTTTCGAGACGATTGGGCCGATAGCGCAGTAAAACACTACGATATTACATTCGAGCCAACAGATTCCGCAAGTGACGCTCACCTGTCTGTTGAATCCTATGAATGGTGGCGATTCTTAGACGAGATGATTCGCGGAACACAGAGTTGCTACGAGTTGGTCTTTATGCCGACTGTCTACGAAGACCGAAATGTGATGCTCGAGCTTACCCCTCTGCTACTTAATATGGTAAGCAAATCTGGTCTCCAGCTTAAAGCCAGAGCATTTTCAATGCCCAACCCCAAGATGGCTCGGCGAGCTCTCACGGCGCTTTTTCAGGCAGAGAAACTACTGAAGCAAGGAGACTTCGAGTGGGACGAAAAGGCCCTGGTCGCCGAATTTGGAAATGACATTGATAGAAAAATTTTCACAGGGGAATTTGACTTTTCAAATCCGATAATGTTCGAAATGTTTCTTGAGCATTTGAATAGAATTGAATCTCGCGTCAAAAAGGCCTGGCTTAAGTCCGAATTACCTCCTGGTCCCCCCAGAAATGTCATCAAACGAGCCGATACAATAATCAAGCGCTGGCGCTTACGCTTGATCTAGGAGCTTAAAATGTTTTGGTTTGAACAAGGCGGAAGATTCTTTTTTGCAGATTCTAAAATGGAAATCAAGGGAGAAATTTGGGCTAAGAACCGTGTCTGGTACGCAAAAGTACCAGAAAATGTCTCTTCCTGTAAATTCGACACTTATCACGAAGCCGTACAATTCGTGGAAGAGTAAAAATGTCCTATTCTAATCAAAGACTTAGTTCTGGAAGGAAAATTCAGGTCCCCGATGATGACCTGAAGAGAAAACAGAGGAAATGGGTTAAATTACTTCAGCATCAAACCTCTATTAGTATTTCAAGTTGGGGAATTTATCCAGAAAGAGATGTTTTCGGAGCCTTAAGAAGACATCTGGGGGCCGACTATATTCTTAAAATGGATGTAAAATCCTTTTTCCCGTCTGTAACGCGAGAAAAGTTTAAACGGAGCGTTGAATATCTTCGTCAAGAGATCGGAATAACCCCAAAACTTCAAAGCTTTCTTGAAAACCATCTAGATCAATGCTTTTACCAAAATCGCCTTCCTACTGGAGCACCGACCTCACCTATTCTGGCCGATATTGCTTTTCGAAAAACCGATTCGGATATAAGAAGCCTTCTTGCCTGCGGAAGAATGGTTCATGACCGGCAAATTAAATACTCTCGATATGTTGACGACCTAATATTCTCCTTTAAAGGATCAAGAAATTGGGGCTTCATAGATGAAATCGAAGGAATAGTTAGACGAAATGGTTTTAACATCAATAGTAAGAAAACTCGTTTCTATGCAATGAAAACTGATCGACCTGTTATTCTTGGCCTACAAATCGCGAACGGGAATCTGCAGGCCTCTAGGGGCCTTAGAAGGCGAATAAGAGCCGCAGAACATTACCTGAAGTTCAATCCAGGTGATCTATCTGCGAAAGGATTGGCGGCCTATGGGCGGACAATTAAGTCTCTTTGAGATGAGTTCCTTTGAAAAAGAGCTGGAGGAAACATTGTATCTCGATGATGATTGGAGGACAGTCGGATGAAACAGCTAGAACTTCTCGAAAAATCTCAGAGGCGCTTTAAGCCCGAGCGGACCGTCACCTCGAATTCCTCTGTTAAGGCGACAACGTTGTTTTTGATCAGAAAGTGGCCCGATTTTCTTCCTATCACCAAATCTATTCTAATGCGAGTTTTGTTTTTGGTCGACAAAGAGGGGGACGATTGCTTAGGTATCGATTGGGAGATAAAAAGGAATTTTCCGCGCCACCAAGAATTAGAGGAGTCTCTAGATAATTTAGGCTGCCTAAGGACCATCAAAAACAGACTTAATTCAAAGATAAAACTAGAAGAACATATGAAGAAAAAACAGTTAGAATCTGCCACTCGACTGATAAAAGAATTGACGGAGTGTGGTTCTTTGGGAAAAACTTATACTATCTTGGCTCGAGCTGATAAAATCATTAGGACCTAGAATTGAAAACTTTTTATTTAACGTACGAAGAAGATGTAGAAGCGGAAACGCCACAAAACGCCATCGCCCTATTCTTAAGAAATATAGAAGAGCGGGGCATTAACTTGAAAAATCTTAAACTCAATGGACCTCTTATTGTTCCCAGGGCTCCTGGGGCCCCCAGGAGCCGAACCGAAAAAGAGTGGGAGGGCTGCCTATGATTCAGACAACTTTTTTGACGATAAAAACTCGGCAAGGATTCGAGGTAATTCCAGTAAGATATAAAAACAAAAAAAACTCCTATTTGATGAGGGTCATACATCTGATACTAAGTCCTTTCGGAATTGATTTTTTAAATCGTTTTTGGACTACTATCGGACGTACCATCTATTACCCCGTCGACATAGTTGAGCCTTTGGGAAATGCTTATGCAGAGGTAAGAGAACACGAGCTAATGCATGTAGAGCAATTTTTTAAATACGGACTCTTCTTAATGATTCTTGGCTACTTGTTACTCCCTCTTCCTTTTATATTTTCGGGACGATGGTTTATCGAAAGGGGTCCATATTTGAATGATATACATAAGAATAGGATTGCCATCCCCCAAGCAGTCGAAAACCTACACAAGTATTATCTTTTCCCCTGGCCACGGAAACTAATGGAGGCATGGTTCACCAAGGAGCTCGCTGAATGCGTTTACTAATTACAAGTTTGCTTATTCTTGCCCTCTCGACGTCAGCCCAGGCGGAGTCTTTTCTCGCCAGACGTGCTGTAGTCATTTTCAAACAAATGAATCAAGTTGATCAAAGGTATACATGTCAGAAGAACAAGAAAATCTGCCAGAAGCTATTCTCGACTGACTTGAGGGTGGTCCTGAAGGGACCCAAAGGCGTGAAAGTTGAAGTCAGTTACTACGACGGTAAACGGGTCATAGAGAAAGAAACCGTTGAGTTACCCTGGACCAAGAAGACTAGACAAATAGTCACAGGAACTCCTGTCCAACTACGAGTCTATGTGCTTATGGATTCTCCAGGCCAGCACCTGGTGGCAGAAATACGGTCTAAGAACGGGCATATTTGGTCCCGAAGCGAAATAGAGATGCGGAAAAACTCCTGCATCTTATTACGAACTCAAGTATTTTGGGAGGATTAGTATGGTTACCCTCGATGATTGGTGCGTAGTAGTCGAATTCGGTTCCCCCTATCAGGCCCCCGAGCTAAATCGTCCGGCATTGCGGGGAAAAGCCTACGGTCATCCCATCCATAGAAACGGAACCTATGTGTCTACCAGTCGACTTCTGGGGCTCGATACAGAAGCAAGGAGAGCAGAAACAAAGTCTCGTGCCTACAAATTGGGCAATCCAGACTCTGAATGGCTGGAGTGGCTCGAAAAAAATGGCTATAAGATGAAAGACTTTGATATCAAAAAAGATAGGAGTGTCAAATGAGACTTGAACGAATTCCCTCTAACCCAAATGCGCCTGGCATAGATGAATATGTTAGTCCAGATGGACTCAGATTTTCTAACCTGATTGTATATGTAAACAAAAAAAGAATCGCAGCAGATATAGTGGCCCTTGATACAGAGGAAGGCTGGGTAGATGTAGAAGTGCCCAGCCTTAAGGAGACCCAAGAGATCAGTATTGAAGATGAGATAATAATCCCCAGCGAAGGAACAGAAATTACAGCAAAGTCAGATTTAAACGTCAAGCGACTAACAGGCAAGGTCAAAGCCTATAGAATAAGTGATGCTTTTGCCACTTACGATGAATCGTCGTAATAAAGAGCCTGTTTTTTAATTTCTGAAATCGATGGAATGAGATCGATTTCAGAAATAGTTCGAGAACGTCCTCGTTCTCGAACTTAAACCGAAAGGCTTCGGGGTATCCGGGAACCTTCCAATACCTAAGGTGCCCCCCCCGAGGCCTTTTGGTTTGAGTCATGAGGTGAAGAAAATGAAAACTTTTTTAAACGAGGCTAAGTTTGAAATAATTCAGTATACCCCCAACGCCATAGAAGTGATAGAAAAGGCCGCTAGGGTCTGTTATGATTCTTGGGATAAGATCGAATCTGGTTCAGCTGAAAAACTGATTAGGTCTTGCATAAAAAGAGGACATCATTCAATACTAGAACATGCAAATATAACCGTAAAGTTTTTGGATATATCGATCGGAATGTCTCGGGAATTAAATAGACATCGTCTCATGGCTATTTCGGAGCGCAGCACTAGATATGTAAGGTGCGATGATCTGCATTTTGTTCTTCCGCCCGGCCTGAATGATAAAATAGAAATGGGGGAAGCTCTCAGAAACAGATACGAAATATTCAATTTAGCCGACGTTCTTTTGGTTATTGAGCAAGCTTACGGTTATTTGCTTGGCCAGGGATTCAAGCCTGAAGACGCACGCCAAATCCTTCCTCTGGGAACGGTTACCGAAGAGGTTGTCACGGCAAACGTAAGGGAATGGCGTCACATATTCCGGCTTAGATGCGGCAAACGAGCTCACTGGGAGATCCGAGAAATAATGAAAAAAGTCCTTGGCGAGTTTATGAAAAGGTGGCCGTGTCTTTTCGATGATTTAATTCGTCCAGTGGAATAAATCATGCAATTAAAATTATTCAACTTAGACAAATACGAGCTTACCGATCAAACATATGCATGGGAGATCAATGATGTCTAAACGCGATTACGCCCCTTCGCTTTTAAGAGAGGCTACAAAAATTCTTAGGGACGACTTCGGCTTTAAAAGAAAGGATGCTAAAGTTGCCTACAGGGGAGTCCTGGAAGCCTTGATAAGAACCCTCATAGAAAACGGACGTGTTTCTTTAAGAAGTCTAGGAACTTTCAAGCTAAAAAATAAAAAAATTATTTTTAAACCATCTCATGTAATTAAAAATTTACTGGAGCATTGAATGATATTTAATTCGTTGATTCAATTCAGGTTATTCTCGTCTGGAGTCAAGACCAGGAAAGTGAAATTCCAGAATAAGGAATATGAAATACCTGAAGGATGGTCTGATACAGCAGCCAGAGTAATGATTTCCAAGTATATGGCACCAGACGAGACTTCAGCTCTACAAGTATTTACCCGTATAGCAAAACAAATAACCGAGTGGGGACAGAAAGACGACTATTTCGCTAACCAAAGTCATTCAGCTATCTTTGAAAAAGAGCTTATTTCGATAATGGCTAGTCAAATAGCGAGTTTCAATAGCCCGGTGTTATTTAACTTAGGCCGTTCTGAGAGAAACCAGCAAGCCTCGGCATGTTTTATACTAGACGTTAAAGACTCCATGGAGTCAATATTAGACCATGCCAAAAAAGAGGGGATGATATTCAAAAAAGGCTCAGGCACTGGGTGCAACTACTCCAGTCTAAGAGGAAAAGGTGAGTCTCTGTCTGGGGGAGGAACGTCTAGCGGGGTTATGTCGTTCCTCAAGTCCCTAGATGCCGTAGCCGGGTCCATTAAACAAGGAGGTTCGACTCGTAGGGCCGCCCGCTTGGCAATGCTAAATGTTGATCATCCTGACATAGAGGAATTTATAGAATGCAAGGCTAGGGAAGAAGATAAGGTGAAAGCATTAATTAAAGCCGGTTTTTCGGGTGGGATGAACGGAGAAGCAGTAGGCACTGCTGCTTTCCAGAATACCAATCATTCCGTTTCTGTGACAGATGACTTTATGAAAAGAGCAACTGAAGAAGACTCGCTTCCTGTTGATGTTCGACCTGCGAGTGACTTACTTGATAAGATGGCTAAGGCTGCTTGGAAATGCGGAGATCCAGGTCTATTCTTTGTGGATAATGTTAACAAATGGAATACTTGTAAAAGCTCAATGACAATTAATAGCTGTAATGCTTGTCAGCCCGCCGAGGCTAGTTTAATAAAGCTCGTTGAAAATGTTCCGGTGCTTACTACAATGGGACACGTTAAAGTTGGAGACAAAATATGGACTGGAGAAAAATTTACTTCGGTTGTTAGAAAGGTATCTAGGGGGCTCAAACCCGTCTATCGATTTGACAGTGCGGCTGGTCACTTTCTTGGGACAGACGACCATTTAATCGTCGAAAAGGGGAATTGGAGAGCTGTAGGAAAAGCAAATGCAATGGATACTGCCCGAGGCCCGGACATGCCGGGCGAACTAAATGATATAGTACAAAATGGTCATGGAAAATATATAATGGATGGACTAGTTCAAGGAGGCGGAAGCGCATACGGGGCCTCGAATAATTTAGTTGGGCTACATATAGGGAATAAAGATCGTTGTTATTTTGACGATAGGGATGTAGGACCCCTCATTATAAAGCATCAACCGGGGATCGGGGAAACCTTTTACCTCATAGAAACCTCCCTGACCGAGCCTGAATTACCTCTAGCCTACAATAGAAGTATTCCAGACAGATACTTTTTCGCGCCACCAAAAATCAAACGAGCCTTTTTGCGAGGTCTCTTTTCCGCAAATGGGAGCGTCCTTAAAAATGGAAGAATCTCTCTAAGAGTGACTAGTTTTACCGTTGTCCAGCAGGTTCAATTGATGCTTTCTTCTCTCGGAATAGGGTCCTACTGGACGATGCCTAATCTGACTAAAATTAAATTTAAAAATGGGACTCATACCAATGAAAGAAATTATGAACTGAATATAGGCAGAGATAAAGAAAAGTTTAGAGATCTTATTGGATTTATTCACCCTTGCAAACAGGAAAGACTCTTGAATGTCTGTGACGTAGAAAAAGGCGGATGGCCCAGAAAAGCAGAATACTTCATTAAAAATCGAGAGTTTCTTGGAGAAAAAGAGGTCTTTGATATCACGGTTTTAAACGAAAAACACCGATATTGGACGGGCGGAGTAGTCGCTTCAAATTGTGGAGAGATCGTATTTTGTGAGAATAGTGCTTGCAACCTGGCCGCAATTAATATTCTAAAATTAAAGCAGCTATTTCCCGATGATCTTGATTTTATAAACACTTTCTACCACATAATCCGCGTTCTTATAACTGCAATGGATATTATTTGTGGAAATGCTGACTATCCTACTGATGAAATTGCTGCTAATTCCATTAAGTATCGACCTCTAGGGCTGGGGATAACTAATCTCGGCGCCTATCTGATGCAGGAGGGATTGCCTTATGGACATGAAAGCGGCCGAAACCGAACGTCTGTTCTGATGTCTTTTCTGACGGGAGCTGCTTACGAAGTCTCTGTTGAATTAGCTGGCAAACTTGGAAGGGAGTGTGAGCCGGATAGTGCCCTTCGAGAAGTTCTAGAGATGCACGCGGCGCAGCTGCTTAAAGCTAAAAGTAACGACTCCTTTACCAAAAGACAAGAAAAGCTAGTAGAAAGAGCTGTTACAATCTGGGACTCAGTAATACACGGAGGAAGTATTTTGCCTCGAAATACTCAGGTAACCACCTGCATGCCAACTGGTTCGGTTTCATTCTTGATGGACTGTGAATCAACGGGGATTGAGCCTGTATTTGCTCCCTCGATCAAGCGGACTCTAATGGACGGTACGGTAATTGAAAAAGAACTGGATTGTGTCAAAAAGGCGAAAATACACGAACAAGACCAGTACGGAGAATTATCTCAAACAGCTATAGGTCCAAATCCTCTTCTGCCCAGCAAGCACCTAGAAATGATGAAAGCTATCCAGCCATATATAAGTGGAGGGATCAGCAAGACCATAAACTTGCCCAATAATGTTCGCCCCCGAGATATCCGACGAATATTTGTGGATGCCTGGAAAATGGGCCTTAAATCTGTGACCGTCTACAGAGATGGCTCAAAGGCCAGTCAACCTTTGGAGGTCGGCGAAGAAGCCGGTAAAAAAACGGGAGATTTGGCCAAGAAAATACTAAGGGCCAATTTTAATATCCTAGACGCAGTTGCAAATCAGACACGCAAAGAAATTCAAGATGAATGTTTTCTTGCCAGCTCCCCTGCCCCCCCAGAGGCCAAAAGAAAAAGGCTACCTCGGGTCAGAAAATCTTTTACCCATAAGTTTAAAGTGGGAAATCATGCTGGCTACATTACTGCTGGCATGTATGAAGATGGCAGGCTGGGGGAGGTTTTTGTCTCAATTAGCAAAGAAGGGTCAACTCTAGGTGGCTTAATGAACGCTTTCTCTATTATAGTATCCATAGCCCTTCAATATGGAGTTCCCTTAAAGGAGATGGCTCGAAAAATGAAAGGAATGAGATTCGAGCCTGCTGGATTCACCGGAGACCCCGATATTAGATCTGCGACTTCGATAGTGGATTATATCTTCAATTGGCTTCTATTGAATTTTGGAGGCAAAAATGAAAAAGGTAAAAATGACAGTTTGGACAATAATAATGGTCTCAGCGGCTCTAGCAATGATGCTTCTGGGGTTCCTGGCGGCCCTGGGATACTTAATGCGGGGACAACTGGAATCTGTCCGGAATGCGGTTCACAGATGGTGACTACGGGGTCTTGCAGGTGTTGTGGTGGCTGCGGTTTCTCAGAAGGATGCTCTTGATGCGCCAATTGAGGCTTTTCAAGATTCCAGGAGAACTCGTTGAGCCTGAAGACGTAGAAGTCGGAGACCTTGTTCATTCAATTGCCTATAGTTGGCTCTTTTATCGAGTGTCTCAAAAAAGGCCGACGAAGATATATCTTCGAGAAATGATTCTCTGCCGTAATCCGTTTACTGATTCTGGTAGACAACACTATTGCACTTTGGTCTCTCCCGAAAGGGGACGCCAAAGACCAAAAACTTTTATAAAAATTGCTGGAGTTTGGCATCTCAAACTTTTGCCCACAAAAGGTCGCTCAAAGAAAACTTGGAATACCTATGGGTATATAAGGTGTCCTCAAAAATTTACTGCAGAAGAAATGCGGAGCTGGCAATGTCACTTTCAAAATACACGTCAATAGACAGGCTTTACAAAGTAACAGATGAATTATTTTCCCGACCCTGTGTGGTTACCGAAAAAATACACGGAACCAATGTGTCCTTTGGGGTCAAAGAAGGGGTAAGGCTGATAGGAAGTCGAAACCGAACTGTTTACAGAAGGGACGGAGTAGATGAGATTAGATACGGAGACCATTATGGTTCGGTGGCCTATTTAACTGCTTTGCCAAAAAAACCTCGTATAGTTCGAGAAGAATTTTGGCAAGTCCTTGAAAAACATTATCCCGAATATACGTTTTATGGTGAATGGTACGGAAACGGCGTACAGAAGGGCGTAAAATACTTTCCCAGCACATTAGAAAAGGATAGGGACTTAGCTATTTTCGATATACGCGGCCCCAATGGGACATTTTTGAACTGGAACGAGGTCCTTGATGCCTGCAATGATGTCGAAGTCCGAACAAAACAGCTAACAGTAGAATGGCCAGGACAAGAAGCTTTTAAGCTGTATACAGTTCCAGAACTATACCGTGGTCCAATTACTTTAGACAAGCTAGACTCGTTTCTTAATCAAAATAGTACTCAGGCAATGCTAAATGGCGTCAAGGAGCCTGTGAACATCGCAGAGGGGATCGTGGTTAAGCCTCTCCAAGAGGCACTCGATGGACGAGGAAATCGCGTTATTTTTAAATACAAGTCCGAAATATTCCAAGAAATCGCAAAACAGCCAAAACTTAGAAAATTAACTCCTGAAGAAATTGCCGAAAAGAAGAAAATAGGTGAATTTGCGGAAAATATAGTAACTTCAGGGAGAGTAAGTACCATAGTCGAACATATAACGCGAGACAATCCAGAAATTGACATCAAGAGAATGCCGGATTTTCTAAAAGAACTGAGTAAAGATATTTCTGAAGAATTCCGGGAATTTCTTGACTCGATGGATAAAAAAGAGCGAAAAATCTATAACCGCGAAATTAGTGCTCAAGGTGCCCGTCTCTTTAAGGAATATTTGTATTCTCAAATTTAAATTGCGTTTAGAAATTTTTAATTGCGCTTAAAAGTTTAAATTGCGTTTAAAATTTTTCCTAATAGAGTGGAATTTGAGATTATTTTTTTATGCGATTTTGAAAAATAGGGAGGAATAAACTGTAGACGACTTGAAAAATCTTTTTGACAAAAAGTCGTAACCCGTAATAAATATGGGAGACAAAAAACAGTCAATAGGAGTTTCCAACAGCGAATAATTTGACTAACACGACTCCCGCTCCTGGTTGGCGGTGCCAGAAGGAGCAAGGCGACGATCAAGAGGCGTTAACCGTGGAGAATGATTCAAAAAACAGTATCTGCGAGGATCATCTGATGCAATTAAAGCCATTCAACTCAAACAAATACGAGCTTACTGATGAAACAGTTGTTCATTATGGCCATATACTTCACCGTATCCGTGCCTTGCGTAGCATTTCCGGGCATGACGTCAAAACGGGTGATCTAGGTGGTTACATTGAGTCAGAAGCCAATCTGAGTCAGGAGGGTGACTGTTGGATCGGCGATAATGCTCAAGTATATGGTAATGCTCATGTATTTGGTAATGCTCATGTATTTGGTAATGCTCGTGTATCTGGTGGTGCTTGTGCATCTGGTAACGCTCAAGTATATGGTGATGCATGGATATTTGGTTATGCTTGGGTATGTGATAATGTTCGCGTATACAATAATGCTCGTGTATCTGGTGATGCTCATGTACATGGTGATGCATGGGTACATGGTAATGCTCAAGTATTTGGTGATGCTTGGGTACATGATGATGTTCATGTACATGGTGATGCATGGGTATCTGGTAACGCTCAAGTATCTGATAATGCTCAAGTATCTGGTAGCGCTCAAGTGTCTGGTTATGCGGTATGTACGCAGAAGGTGAAATATGCAATTGAAACTATTCGACTTAGACAAATATGAACTTACTAATGAAACGATTGACCGTCATGGCCATATACTTCACCGTATCCGTGCCTTGCGAGACATCTCCAGGTATGACGTCAAAGCAGGTGATCTTGGTGGTTTCATTAAGTCGGGAGCCAATCTGAGCCAGGAGGGTGACTGTTGGATCGGCGATAATGCTTATGTGTCTGGTAATGCTCAAGTATATGGTGATGCTCACGTATATGGTAATGGCGATAATGCTTATGTGTCTGGTAATGCTCAAGTATATGGTGATGCTCACGTATATGGTAATGCCCGTGTATGCGATAATGCTTATGTGTCTGGTAATGCTCGAGTATTTGGTGATGCTCACGTATACGGTAATGCTCGCGTATGCGATAATGCTCATGTGTCTGGTAATGCTCGAGTATTTGGTGATGCTCACGTATACGGTAATGCTCGCGTATGCGATAATGCTCGTGTATCTGGTGGTGCTTATATATATGGTAGTGCATGGGTACATGGTTATGCTCAAGTATTTGGTGATGCTCGGGTACATGATGATGTTCATGTACATGGTGATGCATGGGTATATGGTAACGCTCAAGTATTTGGTAACGCTCAAGTATCTGGTTATGCATGGATATATGGCGGTGCTTGTGTGTTTACCGGTATGTACACAGAAGGTGAAATATGCAATTGAAACTATTCAACTTAGACAAATATGAATTTACTGATGAAACAAAAGATTCGAAAAACGGCACTTGTAGGAGATAGTTTCATGAAAGAAAAAATTAGATTCAGGTACGGCTGGGACGAGAAGCATATGGGGCGTATCAGCACGCTTTGCACCATTAGACCCGAACGGTCAGAAACAGTTTACTTTGGGATATCTCTCTGCAGCAAAACAGACATGTTCGTAAAAGAAATAGGCCGGAAAATTGCCCTTGGAAGGGCCCGAAAAGCCCTAGAGGACCTCGAAGGATATGAAGAAGCAGCTTCCTTTGAGCTCATGCCAAGCAAAAACAACGGTTTGAGAGGTCATTTGTCGGCAGAAAATATCATAGATCTACTTGAATATTTTCGAGCGATAGGGAGGTAAAAAATGGAAGACTTTAAGGTAAAAACAACCGCAAACGCAGATGAAATAGAAGCTAAACCGCTATGCATCAAAAGAAAGGGGGAAACCTTACATATCACAGCCAAAAATAAATTCATTGGCAAGTTCTCCTGTACCTCGAGCAGAGAGGCTCAGAGGGCACAGGAGTTACTTGAAACTATATTCGCGGAGTTAACCCGCCATTAATCAAGGAGGATTCCATGGAGATTTCCACAACTGGGAGTAAGATTCCCGCCATTAACCTGTCACCTGGTAAGGCCTGTTTCTACAAGGGTCAGCTGTACATGTGCTTAACCTCGGTCCGCGTAAAAGATCTGGCCACAGATTGCGTACCTCTTGCCAACCTTTCCAAGGGCACTATCCGCAAGCTTCCTGGACATTGCCTGGTCGAGCCTGTTGAAGCCACTGTCGAAGCCTAACCTGTCACTCTCATTTAGGGGCCCCGAGGCTTTTGCCTCGGGGCCGAATTCCCATGATGTTAATTATTTTACTTGCGGCTTTAGTCTTCTTTGTGATATTATTATCCGGCGAAGGAAATGGATAGTGAGGACTCTGCTTTTAGCTTTATTTGGTATTTTCTTATTGGGAAGTACTCCAGTAGAAATAGAAGATGAATCTAAAATCTTCATGAAGATATTGATCCTCCGCAAGAAAACCTCCACTAATACTGCTAAAAGAATAGCTCAGGAAATAGCTGAACAGTGTAGAGAAAAAGAGCTTGATCCTAATACTGTTTTAGCTATCATGTATATTGAATCCGGTTTCAAGTGGTGGGTAAAAGGAGCTCAAGGAGACACGGGTCTTATGCAGGTTATGCCTTTTTGGACCTCTAGGGGCCTGTGCAGGGGCTTTTACCTAAGGGATATAAAACAGAATATCGATTGTGGCACAAGTATTTTTGCCAATTACCTAGAAATGTTTGACTACGATGAAACCTTAGCAATAACAGCCTACAATAGGGGGGAAACTAAGGTTCGGAGGGAGCTTGCTCGGGGAAGAAGCCCGGTGCAGCACTATACGCATGTAATCCAGTCTGTCAAAAAATATCTTGAAAAGATAGACAGACTTGGTTCTGAGATAAACAGAGAAAGCAGGATTCACATCTTGCCGGTCTCAGATTACTGGTGGGATGTTTGTAAGCCCTTCTATGATTCCCGAGTGGACATATAAAAGGATACTGCTTGCTTAGGAGCGGAAGCCTTTATCGCTGACGCGTACCCCATGAAGACCCGTCAGGGCAACGAGGATGTTCTGTAAGAAACGATCGGAAGGAGACGAGTACCCTAGCGTTAGTTGGTCAGAGAACATTTAGTAGGAGTTAATCATGAGCGAATTTGGCCTAAAAAGGGTTCCCATAAAAAGGAAAATGGGAGAGATTGCCTGTGAAGACATATACGGACGAATCTGGAAGTTAAATCATCAAAGCGGAGACTTTCACTGCGAAGACCTTGTCGACAGTAGAAAGTATGTAGTTTATTACTATGGAAAATGGGGAGATCAACTTCATGCTTGGGCTTGGTACACAAAAGAAGACTGTTCACCAAGGATATTTTCTACTCCCCAAGAAGCAATGAATTCGGCCGGTATTCAGGAGGCCCCCAGGCGCCCGATAAACAAAGAAGAGTTCAAACGATACCTTAAATTTTACAGAGATACACTAGAAAAAATAATGAATGTTCTAAGGGACAATCGGGACAACTTGATAGATACGTCTATCAAGTTGGCCGAAAACGCCCTCAGATGGGCACCATTCAAGACGGATTATCCAGATTTGTTCGAGAAAATTAACGGTTTTTCTAACGGAGAAGGAGAATGAGAATGGCTTATGGTAAGAAAGATGGTAGTGGCAGAGGAAAGGGAAAGCCAGGCGGTAGACGTCGCAACAAAAATAAGGGTCCCTGCTCGAATAGTGGCCCAGGCAAAGGGACAGGTGGAGGCCGAGGTAAGGGCCGAGGAAGAAAATGAAGATAAATAAGCAAAAACTTATCACAATTACAGCAAAAGATTGTCAAACGGTACCTGGCGAGGATTAAATGGGCAAGAAAAAGAAGAAAAAAAAGAGACTAAATCGAGATCAAGTCCTGGCCAAGCTAATCAACGCACTACATGATAACCCTCTCACTGTAGAAGATTTAATATTGGTCTTGAGTAATTTAATCTATGCCGTAGGGGCCTCTATAGAGGGGTATAAGGATAAAACCCCGCCAGCGTCCGAAGTCATGAAAGAGTACTATGCCAAGCCAGGGCGTATCGGTTTTGCTATGATGGCCCAGGGATTGCTGATGAATCAAAAGTGGCCTGAGGACCTTAAAGAAGTTTCAGAGGAGAAAACAGATGGAAAAAGTGGAATACGAAGTAGTCTTTCGTCTAAAAGTAAAGGCGGCGAGTAAACCAGGAGCCATTTATGTGGCCCGAAACCTCATTGCTGATGGCCGAGGGGACCCAGAAGAGGTCAGGTTGATGGAAGATGGAAAAGAAAGAAACGATCCACTTAGTGAGGGTAAAATAAGGAAAGGAGGAGTTAATTCAGCTCCTCCGTCTAGTACTAGGCCTGAATCACCCAAGCCACAGAGACCTAATTCTGGCAGCGGTGGCGGCCAAAACAACAGCGGGGGCAAGGGTCAAGATTAGTTTTCGCGGGGAGAATCAAGTTAACCCCCTCTACTGTAATGGGAGGCGCAATTTAAGGCTAGAGGGACTGAAAGTATTGCATTTTCCTGAAAAAGATGATATACTTGAGGCAAGTAATGGTCCCGATAGGGAGGTAAAAACCATGAGACCTCAAGACTTTGCAATTTACAAGGGAATTTCCGGTAAGTATGGGGCTGCTCAATTTAAGTTAATACAAACCAAATTCAAATGCCCTAAGTGTCGAGAAGAAAACTTTATTTCTCCGAATCATACCCGAAATAAGCATTGCGATGGAGAAATGAGAGTGATAACAGGTGCCATTCTGGTAGAAGTTACTAGCGCAGTCGCCAGAAATCGATACGACTGGGAGAACAGCATTAAATTGGCCCTGAATATCACAGATATCTCCAAAATACTGAATGCTTTTTCTAGAGGAGAGAAGATAGGCATCTACCATGATCCCAATAAGGGCAAGCCGGGCGCCCAAGTAATCGATAAGAAACTCACTTTTTCAGTGGGAAGAGACGGCAGCTACTTCTTGAAGATTTTTAAAAAGATAGGGGATGATAAAATTGAACACAGTCTCCCGATATCAAAAGAGGAAATTCGAGTCCTTAAGATTATCTTCGAGGCTGCTATACCCAAAATCCTCTGCTGGTCCTAATTTAAAATCGAGTTGCATCGTTAGCTACGATGCCTTCGCCCCCCGAGTGCCTTTCCCCCTTTGCCCTGCTCGGGGGGCCTTTTTGTCTACAGGAGTGCCCAATGATTAATTCAGACTTTCGCTTCAGTTGTATCTGGTGCGCCGAATACTATCTTAGGCACATGAAAGACAGAATAACTGGGTCTATGGCCAAGCTCCTGGCTGGCTTCAGGGACTTTTATCCCTGTCGAGACGTTCTTGGAAATCCAATAGACCTAGTGACTGGACACGACTTTACTGTTTATTTAGTCGCCAGAGGACTGGAAAGTAGAGATATCGCAGGCCACAGCGTCTCCTTTGCGAACACCTTGCCCCCTCCCGAGGGCTGGCCGATAAACATTCGAACTTTTCGAAGCAAACATGACCCTTATCTGGACGAGATATACAGGATGTTAATGAAGCTGCTTAACACTAGCGCTGCCGAAGGAAAACGGATACTCTTCGTTCTTAATAATGATTATCCTCTGCTTAACTTTTCTAATCTATCGAAAAGCCCAGCAGCAGAGATAATCGCAGAAACCTCTGTCGCCTCTAATGTAGACATCGATTTAGTTTCTTGTGAAGGCATCTACATTGAGGAAATGGACAGAATAAAAAAGAGGATAAACCTTTGCTGAATGTCAATGGCATAGTGGGTATCCCGAAGGATATCCAAATAAGAGAATACAAAGCCAAAAATGGCTGGATGTTGTACTTTGACGTTGCAGGACAAAGCACATACGGCAAACAAGAATTCAGCCGTTATCATGTCTCCCTTTGGGTCGACGACTCAGAGAAAGAAAAGGCATTAGAAGAATTAAAACCTAGAAGCATTTTTTATATAGACCATGGATACTGGATAATGAAAGATAAGGGCGAAGGCCGGTACCCATTCCCGGAACTGAGGTTAAAGTGGAAAGAATTTCGAAAACTAGAGACCCCTCGCTGGTACAAGCCGAATCGTTAATCAATGCGCTGCTTAAAAAAGAAGGAGGTAATTTTGAATTAGTGAATAACAAAGAAAAGGAAGAAATTGTCAAGGAAATCCTGGATCATTTAGCAGAAAAGTTTTCTTAATGATAGCAACTGCCTACTCGTTCAACATAAAAGACAAACACGAGAAGATAATCGCCAAGATGGCCCAGTCGCTGTCTAGTAAAATAGAAAAAATAAATATTCTAGACTTAAAATTCTTTCAAGTATCGGGAATCGAAAGTGATGTCATTCTGATATACGGAAGAAAAGCCTTTTCTCAACTAAAAACCTATCCCAACTTCGGGGATATCCCTGCTGATAAAATATTAAAGTTCCCCCATCCTTCCTTGCTCGAGAATAAATCTTCTAATCGACGAGCCATTCAGGAGGCCAAAGCAGTTTTGGACGGCTTCAGAAGTATTCTTGAAGGCGAAGTGTCTGCCATCGATAAAATAAAAAAGATAACTATCAAAGATGGCGACATTAGAGTAACAATAGGAGGAAGGAAAAAAGATGACGTAAATATTCAAGAGTTCAAGTATTTACTGGAGCTTCTTCAGAAAATAAATGCAGAGGAGATACAGCTTGAACTCGCCGACAACGACAATAATTCTATCAGCGACAGAGATAGCCCGAACAGTAGCGACAATATCTCTCCGAAGCCTACGGGAGAATCTTGAGTCAAGATGCCGAGGTATCGCAGAAAGAAATTCGAGAGAGAAAGCACCCTATATTTGTCAACACTACACATCCGCCCATTCATCCAAGAAAACGGAAACATTAAGGGCTATAGAGGTATTAAGAGGCATCTAGGGGGACATTCGGGGTTTCTCGGGAATGTCCTGGGTCGCCAAGACGTTATCGTAAAAAACCTAGTGTTATATTTTGGTCGTCCCACCAACAGAAATACCCACAATCTTTCGTGGGAATACTGGAAAACTCTGCTCAAGGGTTCTGGCAATACGTATGCCTTTCCTAAAATAGAACTGTGCTTTCCTGACATAAATACATATTCACATTACTCTCGCCTTTCAATGAGAAGCAAATATTGGCAACCCTATTTCTCTGATTTGATGAAACGAACAAGCCAGATTTCTGTTGACAATTTAAATATAGAAAAGGAAGATCTTCTCATAAAAACAAAACATATTCGCGACAAGCTGCATTGGAATTGGACTGCCTTTCCCACCCCCCTAGATGACGAAAGACTTGACTATATTAAAGAGCAGCTATATTTAGTCAAGTCGGCCACCATCTTGACACCCAAATCTTCTTTATCTGCAAAAGAGATCGGAGCTACCATCTCTTTATATATGACACTAAAAAATAAACTTCCTAAAATTTTAGTCAAAAAGGTAAGAATAGATCCCTGTCTTAAAGCTACTGCTTCCTACTTTAAATCTGATTACGGGTGTGATGCCAATGTTTCTACTTGCTGTGTATGGCCCAACGGAGTTGCAACTGGTTGTCCCCATCATCCTAATCCGGATTACAAAGGTGTGGTCCGAAACGTAGACAAGATGAAATTACTTTTACATCGCTGTAGAAACAGATACGACTTCGATGCTTGTCCCCTGCCTGTCGTTTATCCGGAAATTCGCAAAAAAATTGTAAAAGCTTAAAATATATGTTGACTTTTGAGTCTTGATTAGGATATAATCAGGCTTCAAGGAGCGGGAAATGCAAAAGGTCAAAGACGCAATTCAAAGATTCGGTCAGTTACGCCAGGAACTAAATGAGGCCCTTTTGATAGGGGGTAAGTCCATGAGGGAGTGGAATCGAAAGTTTTGTTCCCTGGACATAGATGAAGATTTGACTCCCATTCAGTGTCATAGAATGGGTGTGCGACTAATGAAGCTTAATCAGCTCGCCTCGGGTATGTTTGACGCTGCAGACGCTCGTTACACTGCCCTTGAGTGGGCCAGGATTCAATCCTACGAGTCCAAATACGAAGAACTGGTGGCAGAATACAGGGCGGAGGGAAAAAGACTCCCAGCAGCCGATTTCTTCAAGACCATGGCTAAGGCAGCAGTCAAAGATATGGAGGAGGCCGCCCTAGCCGCCAAAATAGAACGAGAATTCTGGAAAAATAAAATAAACCACCTCACTCGAATGAGAAAGAAACTCGAGGGGGTGACAATGAACAATGCTCTTACCCTTAAGGTCGAAGGAAACGTACATAGTGTCGGAGGAACCACCGAAGAAGATATCTTTGGCAAAGAAGTTGACGAAAAGGAGGACGAGTGGGAGTAGGTGGATAGATATGGCAAAAAATACAGAGCTGGTAAGCAAAATGTAGAATTCTTTTTGGACGATTATGACCTCGGTAGAGACTTGAATGAACAAGAGTGCCGAGAAATATTGCTCCGCGTTATTTTACAAGCGAAAAGGGACATCATCAATTTATCCGACTCAGATGACGCTTCTGATAAAGAAGTGTGGGATGAGGCAAAAGATTTTTTGTTCGACGATGATTATAGAATAGACTGGGGAGATTTTTCCATCTCTTTTGCCGATATCGGAGCTATATTGAACCTTAATCCTTCTTGGGAGAGGAGAAAGCTCCGAAAAGAAATTGCAAAGGGAATAGCATTCAGAAAGAGGAGGCTAAATGCCACCAAAGAAAGAAAAGACGGATAGTAACCCTAAAGGTGGCGGCCCTAAGGATAGACGGGCCATGGCCGTAGAAATGGCCCTAAAAAATATTCGAAAAGCCTACGGAGAGGGTTGCATCTTTGATAAAAATACCCCAAGGATTGGCGTTGAATTTTATCCAACAGGTTGCCATCCTCTTGATTATATACTAGGGGGCGGCCTGGCCAGAGGAAGAGTTTCTGAAGTATTTGGACCAGAATCAGCAGGAAAATCTTCTGTTTCTCTTCTGTCTATCGCGGCGACACAAAAAAACGGAGGAAAATGCGCCCTAATAGACGCAGAACACGCCTTTAATCCTTCGTATGCCCTAGATGCCAACGTAAACGTAGACGATATGCTACTTTCTCAGCCTGACTCTGGAGACGATGCTCTCAACATAGTTAACATCCTTAGCAAAAGTGGTGGAGTTGATTTGATAGTAGTTGATTCTGTTGCCGCCTTGGTACCTAAAGCTGAACTGGAGGGAGAAATCGGAGATGCCACTATTGGCTTACAAGCTCGCTTAATGAGTGAATTCTTCCGGAAAACAATCGCGGCCATAAACAGGACTGACACTCACGTCATGTTTGTCAATCAAACCAGAAGTAATATATCCACTTTTGGATACGGTCCGAAAAACGTCACTCCGGGGGGAAATTCTTTGAAGTTTTATGCCTCTCAACGCCTGGAAGTCCGGCGAATGGGGTACATCAAGCAAGGAGAAGAGGTAATAGGAAACAAGGTCAAGGTTACCTGCGTTAAGAATAAAATTTGGCGTCCTTATAAAGTGGCAGAACTAAGTCTCCTATTCGGGAAGGGAATCGATCCGGTATCCTCTCTCGTTGGCCTCGCGGCTTTAGAGGGAATAATAGAAAAGAAAGGCTCCTGGTTTTCTTATGATGGGACCACTATCGGACAGGGAGAACTTGGAGCAGTCAGAACCCTCGAGGGCAATCCTGAATTACTCCAAACCATTGAAACATCTTTAAAAGAAAAGCTTAAAAAATAATATGTCGACTGTTTCGGTGTTTTCTTTCAGTAGGAGCCCTTGATGAGATCTATGCCCCTTAAGGGGGAACAATTGAAGATACCATTCGAAGAAGAATCTCCCCCTCTCGGTGTCACCCTCGATTCCAGGACTTTCCTTCTGTTCGACATTTATGGTTCGAGTACATTTAGCGCATCTTCTTTGGTTCTAAACTACTCTTTGGTTCTAAACTACTCTACCGACGGAGAGGACGAAGAGAGTGAATAATTTTGTTCACCTACATGTGCACTCAGAGGGCAGTATACTTGACGGATCTATCCGCTGTGATGAACTAGTTTCTCGGGTAAAACAATTGAATATGCCAGCTGTAGCACTTACCGATCACGGATGCTTGCATAACACTCTCAATTTCTACAAAGAATGTAAAAAGAAGGGCATCAAGGGGCTGTTGGGCGTAGAGGCTTACACGACCGAAGACCCAGACGGCACAGAAAAGAAGACCAGAGATAATCATCATATGGTCTTGATAGCCAAGAACCAACAGGGGTACAAAGACCTCCTGAGATTGGTGTCCCTCTCCAATATGCATAATTTCTATTACAAACCTCGCATTTCGATAGAGAACCTTAAGGGGTGTGGAGAGAACTTCATCGCGTCTACTGCCTGTCTTGGTGGAGTTTGCGCAAAGCTCTTGGAATACAACGAAAACGATGGCTTCAAAGTTCGTGACCCAGATGGCCGCGCAGAAAAGAAATTTGACCTATTAAGGGCCATTTTTGGAAATAATTTTTTTGCGGAAGTTATAGATACCGATGACCCTAGGCAGGAGCCGTACAATAGATGGCTTATAAGTCTGGCAAGAAAGAGGAACGTTCCCATAATCGTCACAACAGACGCCCATTATCTCACCAAAGCCCACCATAAACTGCACACTCTTATGATGGCAATGCAAATGAGGCAGACAGTCGAGAAGTACCTAGAAGCCGACAAGATGATTTACGGAACGAGTTTCTACATTAAAAATTACGAAGAAATAGTCCTCACTTTAGAAAAATACAATATTCCAGAAGCCACCGAAAACACCCTATTAATTTCTGAAATGTGTGATTTAATAGAAATAGAGCTGGGAGTTTTACACCCACCTGTCTTCGACCTAAACAAGGCCCTGGATCTAGAGGAGTTTCTTGAGTGGAAAGAGGCCAACTCATCTTAGAATTTCTTGTTGAATGTAGGTGTGGTAATTGGGAAATGTTAGACGGTGCCAATAAGCGGGAGGCCTCTAGGTGTGCGAAAGTATTCGGCTGGATATATACCCAAAAACTAGGCTGGGTCTGCCCCAAATGCCAAAAAATAATAGATAGGCTTGAGTCCTTCCATGATATAACGAAAAACTCTCCAGAAGAAACTTCAGAAAAATCTTGAAAATAACGCTTGAGTTTGATAGAATCTAGCGTTGAGACAGTAAGAGGGGTATTTTTGCCCCCCCTTAACTGAGTGGCTGTCGAGCGCTGGAGCAAATTGTGGACATTTGGCTGACTTCAGATTTCCATTTCGGGCACAGTAACATTCTGGTGTATTCCAATCGCCCCTTCTCTAATGCTTACGAAATGAACGAGGCGCTCATTCAAAATTTTAATTCTTCGGTCAAGGAAAAGGATAAGGTCCTATTCCTTGGCGACTTCTCGATGAAATGGCATTATCTGCAAGGAATCTTCCCTAAATTGCACGGAAAATGGACCATCATTAGGGGCAATCATGATTTTAAATTGTGGGGTAAACTTGCGAAAAAAAGACCAGACCTGATGTGTAAAATAGAAGGTATTCATGATTTAAAAACAGTTGAACTTGGCCTTGGTGGCAAAAAACACACAGGAATAGTACTCTGTCACTATCAAATGAGAACCTGGGATAAAAAGCACTTCGGGTACTATCATGCTTACGGACATAGTCACCAAAAAGTAGCCATAAACTCTAAAGACAAGGCTATTAATGTGGGAGTAGATGCTTGGAACTATTTCCCCGTCAATTTAGACGTAATTATCTCCGAGTTGAAAGGAGTTGGTTTTGAATAAATTTGATATTTATTTGATCTTTACCGCAGGACCCGCCTCTAGGAGCAAAATGCTAAGATGGGCAGAAAAAAGTCCAGTTTCCCATGTAGGAGTAGAATACTACAATAAACTTTTTGAAGAGCGTTGGCTTCTGGAGGCTAACTGTTTTGGGGTTCAAACCATTCCTTGCGAAAACATTGAATACGAGACCTATGGACGTTTTCGTCTCAAGATAAACGGAGACGAAGGACTTAGGGCTATCAAAAAGCTCATAGGAAATCGCTACGATTATCGAGGTGCATTTTTGATATTGTTGACGAGACTTTTTAAAAGGATAATCAAAACTAAAACAGAAAGCCCCAGACAATCGTCAAGTTCTTATTTTTGCTCCGAATTGATTGCAAGATTTTTCTCCCTAATTAACCTTCCCTTCACCTCCTCCTGGAATCCCAAGGATATCTCTCCCCATGACATATATCTCTACTGTCTAAGACACCCAGAAACCTTTGAAGAAATTCGTTGACTTTCTTTTCTGCCTTAGGATATAATTAAAAAGCACTAACAAAGGGAGTCCTGAATGACGAACAAAGATAAGCTTCCCAAAAAAGTTAAAATCTTTAATGAAGTTTATTCGATAAAATATGTTGATAATCCGGCAGACGTTGACGTTCATAAACGCGAAGCCCTCTTCGGTCAAGTAGATTATTGGACTTGTATCATCAGGGTTTACGCCGGGAAAGAACGCACTCTACAGTCTATCTACCATACCATTTGGCATGAAATGTTGCATGCTATCTGCCAAGTCTTAAGGCTCGAAGAACTAAGGGACAATGAAGACGCCATAGATCGACTGGCCACGGGCATCAGTGGGGTTTTGCAAGATAACCCATCTTTAATTGACCCATTTAAAAGCGAGTGAAATGACTTTTTTAAGTAAGATTTCAAAGACGCGACCTCAGGAATGGTTTTGTTTTTTGAATCAAAAAACGGTACCCGTGGAATGACTGAACAATCTGGTTTTGACAAGAAAGATCTAGACCTTTATTTCGAGTTTAAATGTCGCGGGGGACTAAAGAAAAGGGGTTTGGATAGCGAACCTGAGTACGTAAAACGGCTTGAATACGAAATGGACGTCATAAAGTCCATGGGATTCTCGAGCTATTTTCTTGTTGTTCAAGACTTTGTTTTGTGGGCCAAAAGAAATGACATCCCCCGAGGACCCGCGAGAGGCAGTGTGGCCGGAAGTTTAATAGCCTATGTTCTTGAGATAACCACCGTAGATCCCATCAAGTATGACCTTTTCTTTGAGCGCTTTCAAAACCCCCACAGAATATCACCTCCCGATATCGACCTAGACTTTCCCAAGGGGCAAAGAGAATCTGTTGTAAAATATCTTACCCAGAAATACGGAAAGGACTGTGTGGCCCAAGTGGGGACAATAGGAACCATGAAAGCGAAACAGGCCATTCAAAAAGTTTGTAGCGCCCTAGGCTATTCAATACAAACCGGAGAAGAGCTAAGAAAATTGGTACTTGCCCCTGTTCACGGCAAGCCCCAGTCCCTTGATGCCTGCTACCAAAAAGTTAAAGAACTTAAAAATTACAGAATCAACCCAGGTCCTCAAAAAGAAATACTGGAATGGGCAGAAAAATTTGAAGGAAGAATAGCCTCGGCTGGAGTTCACGCATCAGGTCTTTTAATATCTAATGAGCCTATATATGAAAAGACTCCTCTTTACAGAACAAAAGGCGATGGTGGAGCGGCTACCCAGTGGGACAAAAATGAAGTAGAAGAAATAGGTTTAATAAAATTTGATCTTCTTGGGCTTCTAGTCCTCGATAAAATCGGTCTGTGTCTGGATCTGATAAAAGAAAGACATGAAAAAACGATTGACATAGAAAACTTAGATACAGAAGATAAAGAAACATTCAAAATGATACAGCAAGGACATTTACTTGGCTGTTTTCAACTCGAAGGATCGCAGGGCCTCAGAGACCTGACCGTAAGGGCTAAGCCTACTAGCATCTCTGAGCTATCCGATGTTATAGCGTTATTCAGGCCAGGCCCTCTCGAATCGGGGCTTGTTGACGAATACGTAGCCTGTAAGAGTGGAGAAAAAGAGCCCACTTACTTTCATCCAGATGCAAAACCGATATTATCAAACACTTGCGGAATCGTGGTTTACCAAGAACAGGTAATGCAACTCTCCCGGGCCTTCGGTGGTTTCTCCATGGCCGAGGCAGATACGCTCAGAAAAGCCATCGGGAAAAAAGACGATAAACTTCTTCAAGCTCAAAAGGAAAGGTTCAAAAAAGGATGGCTAAAAAGGGGACTCTCTCCTGCGGGTTTTGAGGAGTTTTGGGAACGACTTCACGGTTTTAGCTCTTACTCTTTTAACAAGTCTCATAGTTTAGGTTATGCCCTTTTAGCCTTTCAAACAGCCTACTTAAAAACACACTATCCAGTAGAATTTATGGCCGCCTGTATGACCAAAGATGCCGGTGACGTTAACCAGATGATTAAGTATTTGGGAGAATGTCAGCGCCTAGGTATCAAAGTGCTCCCCCCTGACATCAATGAAAGCAAGGACCGTTTTGTTATAACGAAGTCAGGTTCTATTCGCTTTGGGCTAATCCCTATCAGAAATATCGGGGAAGGCCCCACCAAGGAAATATTAGACAAGCGTTTCAAACAGGGTCCCTTTAGTGGAATAAGAGATTTTTGCGCTAGAGTTCATCTTTCCAGGGTGAACAAGCTTAAGATAGAGTCTCTTATCAAAGCGGGTGCCTTTGATTCTTTTGGCCACACACGGGCCTCCCTGCTGGTCTACGCAGAAAAACGCTGGGACTGGATGAAAGAGCAAAAAAGCTTTGAGTCTAAGCTGAAAACATATAATAAAAAGATGAAAGCCTATGAGGAAAGGTTGGAAAAGGTCGTCAATGGGGAATACAGAACTCGAGTAGATAAAAACGGGAAAGAACAAAAAGTCAAACTTACTCCACTAAAAAAGCCCGTTCGACCTCTAGCGCCCCGCGTCCCTACAGTCCCAGATATACCTGAAGTAGAAAAACAAGTCCTGCTAGAGGAGGAACACTTTCACTTAAACTTTTTCCTAAGTGGGCACCCCCTGGAGGGCATTTCGATAGAAAATTCTTATGAAATAGACGACATATCGTTACTCTCAGATTTGCCTAGTGGCTCTGACGCAAATATTCTGGCAATTCTTTCTGTAATGAAAGAGCATACGACTTCGAGGAAAAAACAACAAATGGCCTTTGCTCGACTAGAAGATACAACTGGGAGTATAGAGGCCGTAATATTTCCTTCGGTATTCAAAAAGTGTAACAAATTTTTGACCCCTCTTACCCCTCTTCTTTTTAGCGGTAAAACAGAAGTAATAGAAATAGACGGAGAAAAAAATATTGCAAAGTTTATTGTTCGCCATGTGGCTCCAGTAAAAATTATTCATAAAAAAAAGAAAGACAAAAAAGACGACATTCCTTTGCTTTCTCTCCCCATCGAAAAAATTCCCGTCCTGTTGTCGGCCATTTCGGGCATGAAAAATAAAAAAAAGTTTCACTTAAAAATAGCCCTTAAGTCTGATGTAACACTTGATTTTAAAAAACCAATTTATCTTCCGGACCCTTTGCCCTCGGGTCTTTTAGGATGTATAGGTGTTTAAAAATGTCTGTCCGTTACGGACAGGCCATGTTATAATGGGGGAAGAGAATTTAGGCCAGGAGGTCAGAATGAGCATTAAATGGACAGACAGAGAATTAGAGCTTCTCCAATATCTGCATCCACCCAAAGCGTCTCTGAAGCAAATAAAAACCATTTTCGACGAATTGGGCTATAAAAGAACTTACGCGGCCATAGAAAAACAGTCCCAAAGATCCGGTTCCTCTCCCTTTTCTGTAAAACTTAACGAAGAAGAGACAGAAGCCATCAATGAGGTGTTAGCGTCAGGTTTCGCCGAAGAAAACCTGGCCTCTTCAATAGGCGAGGTTAACCAAGTTTTTCGACGGGCTGAAATACCGACGGATGTCGTTCCCTTAGAACCCGAGAAAAATCTTTTACAGTATACCGGACAAGTCAAGGAGTTCACTCTCGATGTCGGAAAATCTAAAGCCGTAGAGCTTATTCCGATAGGTGACGTTCATTTTGGAAACCATCAATGCAATGAGGAGTATCTTCTCGGCGTAGTTGACTATATTAAAAACAAAAAGAACTGCTATTGGTTCGGCATGGGAGACCTTCTTGAGTCTATTCCCGCCAACTATAAGATCCCTACATGGGGTCAAAAACTTACCCCAGAAGATCAATTCCGAGGCTTGCTTGCTATTCTCAAGCCAGTCAGTCATAAAGCCCTCTGGTTAATAGAGGGAAATCACGAAGAACGCATAGTCAAGTCTACCAGTATTTCTCTCACTAGATTGATGGCCGATATGTTCGGGGCCCACTTCCATGCTGCCCCTAACTATCTAAAGGTTACAGTTAAATCTTCGTCTGGAGCACAAGGCTATCTCTTCGTAACGAATCATGGACAAAGTGCTGCCCTCTCTAATGACAGAGAGTTCGAAAGCCTGAGAAATACCCTCCCCGGAGCAGATGTGTACTGCCTTGGGCACGACCATAGACTTAGGGCCTCCCCTGGGGTACACTACACCCAAGCGGGTATCAAAAAGTTTTTTTGCATTCGAACCGGATGCATTCTTAACTTTCCTATGTATGCCCTCAAAAAGCTCTATACCCCGACTCCTGTCGGACTCGCCAAGTTAACTCTTAAAGCCGAATCCCATTCTATATTTCCTGACGTAACAGGAGAATTCTAAACAATCTGCTGAAAGGATAATGCTGAATGAGCACCAAGCTGTACACTGGCATTAAAGAGCTTTCTGTGCAATCTGAACTAATAGACGAAATCTACGCCAAAGGAAAGGTCGAAATTCCCGACAGACGACACGCCCTCTATCCGAACATGTTCGTTGTTCTAAAAAATGGCGAAAGCCAATCTGCAATTACTCGAGTCAAAAACACCGAACTTTATCTTGTTGACCCCAAGCTTCGGGCCGCAGGAATCCGACCTCGGAATAAAGAACAAGTAATGGCCATGGATGTCTTATTGGACGATTCAGTTCCTGTTGTAGTTCTCACGGGAAGGGCCGGGACGGGAAAAACCATCTGCGCCATGGCATGTGCTTTTGAAAAAATTCGGAAAGAAGAGTATCAGAGAATGATACTTACTCGGCCCATGAGTCAGGTAGGGAAGAGAGAGCTGGGCATACTTCCAGGTGATATAAAAGAAAAATTTGGGCCTTATCTGCAGAACTATATCAATAACATCGAACAAATCACTGGAGCTCCAGACCTAGAAATGCTAGAGGAATCTGCCCGTATGGATTTTATTCCTCTACAGCTCATTCGAGGGGCCTCTTGGTGGGACTCTTTTGTTATCGGGGATGAAGCACAATGCCTCGACTTCCACGAGTTAGTTACGCTCGGCACTCGAGTGGGTGAAAAAAGCAAAATAGTCATCATGGGCGATATGCTTCAGCGAGATGAAAAGATAACCATAGAAAAAACTGGTATCGCTCGCTTTATCAATGACCCTCTCGCCAAGGCCAGCGAATTAGTGGCGGTCGTGGAGCTTTCTAAATGTGAACGTTCTCCCGTGGCTGCCTTATTCGCTGATGTTTTTGAAACCTGATTCTTTATGCAAAGCCTTACGTCCTTTTGGGCTAAATAGTTCTTGCCTTCATATACCCTTTTGTGTTAACATACCTTTTGTAATTACAATTTATCGAATAGGAACATCCGAATGAAAACTAAACTTTTTCAACAACTAGTGAAAGAGATCCATCTCTGCAGAGATTGTCCTCTGGGACAAGATCCGGAATTTAAAAGACATGTCATCTATCGAGGAAGTCCAGATGCAAAGGTGTGGTTTATTGGAGAAGCCCCGGGTAAGATAGAAGAAAGAGAGGGCGTCCCTTTCGTAGGTCCTGCCGGGAAAATATTTGACCAAATGGTGGAAGGGATAGGGCTGAAGGAGTTTTATGTCACCAACGTAGTCAAGGCTCGCCCCCGAGCGCCAAAAGGATCTGGAAGAGAGAACCTGTCCCCTACTCGAGAGATTATTGACACTTGCTCTAGATTCTTGGAAAGAGAAATAGTGCTACTAAAGCCCAGGGTTATTTGTCTCCTGGGAGGATCCGCGATTAAGGCCTTTCTGAAAGAACCTCAAATAAGAGTGGGAGATTACGTAGGCTCCAGCAGAAATTGGACGGCCCCTAGTGGCCAGCAGATAAAGCTGTTTTTTATGTATCATCCCAGTTATCTTTTGCACTCCAAAAAAAGGGGGAAAGATTTTCACGAACAGACGAAGAGGAAAATGTGGGCTCACGCCCTTAAGTTCAAACAATTAATCCAGGAGGTTATCAATGGGTAAGGTAGTAGATCTCTCAGGACGTCCTCTAAGCGGCGATCCTGGCGACTCGAGTATCGTAGGTCCCGATGGGGAGCGTTTGTCCAGCACAGAGGATTCTCGCAAGGCTGAACAGGAAAAACAAGTAGAGATATTTACCAAAATGAAAGAGGAAAAAAATGCTGCCATAAATACTCTCGCGAGGAAACTCGCCAAAAATCCCCTAAGCAAGGGGGATGTAAAGAAGTGTATCGGGGCTCTGTTTTCTGTTCTGAAGGCACATGAGACGGTAATTAACATGCTGCTTAATGACGTGGCCAATCTGATTCAGGGACTTGAAGAAGAGAAGGCAAACAATTTCTTTATGCGCCAGCAGACGGCTACACTATTTACTGTCCTGCTAGACAAAAAGGTAATAAACAGAGAAGAGATGGACAAAGCATGGAACGAAAAGATGAGACATCTTAAGCAGGAATGGGAAGAATCTGACGCGGTCGATATTCCCGAAGAAGAAACCGTCGAAGATGTTGCCAGAGAAGAAATTACCGAGACTGAAACTTCCGAGTAAGTTCAGGATACAAAGCTTCCCCTACCCGATCAAGTATTTCTCTTAAATTCTTATATTCTCCACCGAACTCACTCTTGAGTTCATTAAGAGATTTATCTTCGACTAAAAATCTGTAGAGAAATACTCTGTCTCTAATGGGAAGGTGTGTTAAATGAGAACATATCTTAAATAATCGATTCGGGGCAATGGCGCCTAGGGGGCTCAGTGGCGCGGGCTGAGCAGGGGGGGGTAACGGGGCCAGAAGTGCCTCTCGTTGTCTCGAGGTTAGCTTCTGACGAATGATCGTGGTGAGACGGAGGGTCCCCCTTAGGTAGAGTAGTTTTTTTAGGCTATAGGGCCTCCTGCGCGTTTTTCGGCCTTTTCGGGAGAAATATCTTAAAACAGTCTTGTGGAATTCTAGATAAATTTCCTGGTATATGTCTTCTGGCTCCCAAGAAGTGCCGAGTAAGTCCTGGAGAGCGGCTTCAATCCCCTCTGGAGGGTTGCCGAGAAAACTATAGAAATGTTTTCGGTAAGAATCTAATTTATGGTAAGTGCCGGTGGTAAGGCGAAAAAGTTTCTGAGCAGTCTTTCTGTGGGAGAGAAGAACGTCTGTGGTGTCTATTCCCAATACTTGATCACATCCTTAAATTCTTTGTCCAGCTCATTGTAGTACGCGAAGATGGGTATCTTCATTTGCTTGGCGAATTTATCGGCTTTTGTGTTGAGCCTGCCAACTATCATTTGAAGTCTTTTAAATTTTTTAGGATAATGCTTCTTGAATCTCCGGATGGCTGTGCGAGCCTTCGGGATTAACTGTCCTTTTACCTCAATCCAGATATCTTTCTCGGGCAAATAAATGTCGGGGGTATAGGAAACTGTCCCATGCTTAATCCCCTCAAAGAAAAAAACTTCAGGCTCGTATTCCCATTTAATTTCTAAATGATTAAGGTATCTCAGGCAATTCGCCTCCCAGCCCGATCTAACCGAAATGCCCAAGTCCTTGCGACGTCCTATTCGAGACACTTTATTTTTTTTGATTGGAGCTGGTTTGCCGTCAAATTCGTCCAACTTTCTCTTGATGGCACTAACTGACTTGGCAAGTTCTTGAGTAAGCTGAGTTAAAGGAAGTTTATCCCGATTCCTTTTTAAAAAGCGCTCTTCGACTTGACTCCAGATAACTTTTTGAAAACGATTCCTACTGCTCATAAACTAGATCCCTCTTTCTAAAGTTAGCCAGCCAGAAATAATGTAAAGCGGCCCGAGACTGAGGACCCCAAATGCCATCAACTTCCCCCCTGTACGCCTTAAGAAGAGCTAGGGTCCACTGCATGTTCTTCGCGACTTTGTGTCGAAACTCTTTCATGTCAATTGACAGACCAGGACAAGTTTTCCTCAATCTTTTCGACCCCTTAAACATAAACCAGCCAGTCCCCCTGAGCTCCCGATGTCCAACAACTTCATCGGGAGATAGACCCAATTTAAGAGCAAGGGCTCCGCAAAGTCTAACAGCAGAGTTATACGTAGTAGAAGGAGGTTCAATACTACCGTCATCAACTCCGTCAAGGTCACAGGGATTATAGAGCAAGCCTATTCCGACAGATCCTTTATTCCAAACCCCTGCATGCCATCCTATTTCATCGAGATTTAACGTTTGCCATATGTCCAGCCTTTTAATGAGATAAGTATAGGTGCAAGCGGGACAGCCGTCTTTCGATATGTGATTCTCCCGGACCACTCCATCTGGCCAAACAGTGGTTGGACTTATATCATAGTTGGCTATTTGCTCTGGACTTTCAACAAATGGTGGAGTGCAATGGAGAACTAAGCGCTTAATATCCGAAATAGCTCGCGTTTTATACTTTTTAACTGGGTGCCTAGGTAAAACGTCAACAAGATTTTTAATTTTAACTCCCATCGAATTCCTCCTCTGACTCCCAAAGAGACATATACCTATCCCAAAGGAAATCACCGGTTATTTTTTTTAATTCCTTATAGGTGACCACCAAGTAGAGATATCCGGCCTCTAGGGCTGCCTGCCGCTTTCTCCTATCCCTTTTCTTTTGCTCTGAAAACTTTTCTAGGGTGTCCGTTTCCTCTCTCCCAAAACTGGAGGGACGAAAATGCTGCATGCCGTGGGCCTCTATTACCAGGTGAAGTTCTGGAAGAACAAAATCAAAATGTTCCCGACTAAAATAATAGTCAGAGTTTACTCGGGACACGGGATACTCCTGATATATGCGATAGTTCTGGAAATAGGGAGAATTCCGAAGGGCTTCGCCGACAGCTATATGTAATTGACTGGCTGACTCTCTGTAGGCATATTTTAACCGACTTAACTTCACTGGGACAGATAGTCCTCCCGCGATTTACATCGCATCCTAAAGCAGTCCCCCTCTGCGCAGAGCCACTCACACATAGGCTTTGCGTCATAAGGAAGAGGGGTGTCAGTGATAAAAAATGTGGTTCGCCACACACCCCGCCTTACGCTTGAAGTAAACTTATCAAAGGGAACCCTTAGTTCTTTCCCATGTGTAGGATCTGCCACCAAAATGGTCTTGTCTCTCCAATTGTATCCTGTTATCAATTGAGCATGTCCTCCGCCCCATATATAATACCTCAGTATCAAAATGGGATTTCCGGCATTAATGGAGGATATTATCTCATCGAATTCAGCCGCACGATAAACAAGGCGATATTTTATTTTAAGAACGTTTTCTAGTCCTATCATCACGTCTGAAGGATACCCCCCCCTTAGGCAATCACCGTCTGGGTTGTCACAGCAAAAGAAGGTTCTCCCTGTCTCCTCGTTAATCGCACTAACCATTTCGCAGTCATTTACCTGAAAACCTTTATAGTGTTTAGCTAGCATCACTAGGGTAGAAGCCCAACACCAATGACGAGTTGCCTGATGAGACGGAGTTATATACAAATGATTACTGCATGCCACCAGAAAGAACACTAAAAAAGCAAACAACCCGATCTTGATTCTCATCATGTTTCTCCCGAAAGCTGTCTCCTGATCGAGGCATAGGCGGGGAAGGTCATTATTTCCTCAATTCGTTTGGGAATATCCAAGACCTGTCTATCCTCTAAAAACTTAGCTAAATCAAAAGCAAGCTCGTCATCTTCTATGAATTTTAAATTTGCAAAAACATCTGTAGTAAAATCTACCGTATTTAACACAACCTCTTCTATGTAACAGCACCCCTGCTTGGGACCCTTTAGGCATACCATTGCCACAAATTCTCTCAGCCCATAGGAAACGGTGGCCAGGTGAAGCATATGGGGGTTGCCTGGCATTAGAAAAAGATCTGTATTTTTGACTTTGAATCGCATCAAAGGTCCTCTGCGGGAATTACTTCCTTTTCGACAATTTTCTCCTTAGACTCCTTCTCTATCTTCTCTTTTTCTTTCTTTTCTTCAAGTTGATCCAGAAAAGCATCGTACTTTTCGTTCATACAGTCTCTGGCACCGCGCAACACGTTAGGTTCCCGGAGCTTTCCGCATAATATGCACCTCAAAAATTGAAAAGGAGCTTGATCTGGTCGAGGAGGAATCTGTTGTCCCAGCACCACCGAGTGATCGGCAAAATACTGAGAAGCATCAACTGCTTCGAAATAAGTTCCTCCACACTCCTCGCAAACTATCAATTCTCTCTCTCGACGTTTCGGTTTACTCCAATCAAACGGCATCTTCTTCCTCCTCTTCGTCTTCTGGGGATTCCTTGTCTTCAGAGCCTTCAATGCCCCTGAGCTTTTCAATAGGGATAGGCTGCCTATCCTTATCGCGTTGCACAAAGACAACTTTTCCTTCACTATCAACGAATTCAATACTCATAGCACACACTCCTCTTTATGTACACACTGCCCGCAGTGCGCTCCTCTTGAAGGATAAAATATCCTTTCGCCAATTCCTCTGGCAATATTTTGTATTACCCGACCAATAGAATCATTTCCTTTATGAACGTTCATCTCCTCCTTTTTTAAAACATTCCCGTTAAAATACATGACCTCGAAAGAGGTGACTTCCGCCCCAAGATATCTAGAAGCCAGCCAAAGAGAGGCCCTTACGTATATATCGTTATATAGTCCCTTTACGTCCACTCTGTCTGGAGATACTACGGGCCAAAATAGACAGCTTTCTTTTCGTCCCGCCTTAGTTAGGTACAAAGGAAGGATGTTAACTATACTTACATTTCCTACTTGAACGTTTGCCTCCAAGTGAGGAAGTCCACTCCGCAGGTCTCGCCTATAATAGTTCTTATACCAATTTATTAAACGGGCTATTTCGACTTCTAGGGAGTCTTTTAGCTTGCCGTATTCAACGGAATTGGAAGCCATCCGAGACATAGGTTTTGCATAAAAAGAACTCAATCTTTTCCGGATAAAGCGCCACTCCAAATCCTTCCCGGCAAGTAAGCGATGAGAATACGCTCCATAGATAATCTGGTGGTACAGCGACCCCCTCTCCTGGTGAGAAAAAATACCAGGAGAAAATACTGCAGGAGTTGTCCCGCCACCTTGCTCTCGCTGGCAAAGAAGGGGGCATCTCGAGTAGAGCTCTATGTCTCTTAAAGAAATTCTCATACGAGCTTTCTCACCGCCTCGATCAATTGTTCGTAAACTTTTCGCACGGGCCTATAGACCCTCGAGGGGTGGGCAAAGTAAACAATATCAAACGAAAGAAATTTCTCAGAAATTATGCGTCCTCTAGGATCTAAAAATCCAGCCGCCTTAAGTTCCCACCAGCCTGTCGCCTGAAGCGCCCGCAATAAAGCCCTTGTAAGCTGTCCATTTCGAGCAGCTATATAAGTGCAGTTTTGCCTTATGGCCTCTTCTGGAATGTCTGTTATTTCACCAAATTCTCCATATTCTGTCTTACATACTTTGACCAGCATTCGTAAGTCCTTTCACAAGTTCGTAGTAAGTGATATACCGAAAGACAGTTTACTCTCCAAATTGACACCTAGGTCTGCTCCAAGCCATAAGTCGCTTATTAAGGGTATATAAGCTCCTAAATTATACGAGACTGGAGTTATCATAAATTTAAAATCCTTCTTGGGGCTGAACCCGACTCCCACCTGGAAGAAATTAAGTATATCGCCCCTTTTGGGGGATACATATTTGCTAAAGGAAACTCCCAGCGTTCCTGCTGGGAACCAGCTGGTGGTGGTATAAAGAGGCTGATGGATCCCAAGCTTTATATTAGGAGCCCACCAAACCATCCCGACTTTTTGGCCTTCATAGTTGTGGACCACCTTAAACTCTTTTACTTTAAGCCTGATGGCCTTCTCTTCTCCGTCTAGCTCATAAAGAGAGGCATGCATTTTCTTTTTGCCAGTATCCAGGTTTTCTGTTTCCAAAATTTCGAGGGCAAAACGCTGATGAAGTATGTATCCCAACGCACAGTTCCATTTCGACCCATAGGAGCGCCAAAATTTCCCGGTAATTTCAATATGGTAGTCGGCGTATTCTATGCTGAAGCTCTCTCCTTCCAGCATCTTGTAGCACTTTTCTACAGAACAGCCGTCAATGGAGAGAGAATTTCCATCTGGAACAGATGAAGTAGCAGAAACTTGGTGGCTTTGCTGATAGTCGTATTCGGCCTTAAGTTCCGCATATGCAGAAACTCTGTCATTATAGTCATCTAAGAGGCCCTTGTACTTAGCCTGAACCTCTCGGAGTTTTTTGCGGGTAAATACCCCATAAGTTTCAGCCGCTTCGAGGTCTGTCTGAGCTAATGCGAGGGACTCTCCCCTTTCAAAATTGGAGGTAATCAAATCTCGCACTTCTCGAAGCCCCCACAGTATGGCTAAGCCCGCAAGAAGTGCAAAAAATATTCGCAAAATAGCCTTCCAATGTTTTTTCAAAAAAGATTTCATCGCACTCTCCAGGTCGTCCAGCTAACATGTTTGGAAAAAGAAGAAAATTTTTTCTCTAGACTTTCTGGAGGAGCCCCGCATTCTTCACAGGGCTCGGTATTATTTTCTGAAATTTTGTGAGTTTTTTCCTGAACCCTTCCGCACTCAGTACAGACATAGTCGTACATCGGCATCTCTTACTCCTCTTGGCTGTGAACGGGAAAACACGAAAACTCCTAGGCAGTTACCTGTCTATTATATCGCGCTTACCCCCAGCTTGTCAAGCTCAAAGGAAAATGATATACTTATTTACAGGATAATGATTTCGGGAGCCTCTCATGCCCAAAGCCGTCGCGAAAAACACTGACTCTCCTTCAAAAGAAAAATTAAAACTATTCTCGTATATAACAGCCATAGCATCGGCAGTAGCCCTATTGACCTCCCTAGGATCCTTTGCGTATTCTTACGGAGGAAAAAGCGCAGAGATAGACGGCCTCAAAGAGGACGTCAAAATTGCTTACGAAGAGCGGTCTTCTACGGCCAAAAAGGTCAGCACACTCGTTTCAGATATAGCGACTATCAAAGAAAAAACAGAAAATACCGAGAAAAAAGTCGACGATATCGCGAAAACCGTACAAAGAATCTTGGAACTGATACTTGGAAAAGATAGATGACTAAACTAATTAGCGTAAAACTCCTAGGATTTTGCCTTGCCCTACTGGTTATTTGCGGGATAGCCCCCCTAGACCTGTCCCAGACGCCCGTGATTTGCGGAGCAATTGGGACACTATTCGCCCTTCTTTGTGGCGGACGTGTCGCAGAACAATGGGTCAAGGAAAAAGCCAGCGACAACAGTATAAAACCCCAGAGGCCACAAGGAGTTTCAAAATGGCAATGACAACAGAGCAACTTGAGTCAAGACTTTTGGCCATAGAGCAAGCAATTACGGATCTTCAGACAGCTGTGCAAAATCTTGCATCCATACAGCAGCTGAGACAACTTTATGCCCTAAGACAACAAGAGATAGAGGAGATTAAAAGTAGCCTTGATGACATAGAAAGTCAACTCGGCATTCTACAAACTTCAGCATGAAAACTTATCGTTGCCAAGTAAGAGACGACGTCAAAGAGGGCGAAAACGTTCGATGCGTCTTTCCCGTCAATCTATATGACTGCGAAATAGGTTCTGACACGTTTATCGGGCCTTTTACAGAAATACAAGAGGGCGTAGTCATCGGTGAACGCTGTAAAATAAGCTCTCACTCCTTCATATGTTCTGGCGTCAGAATAGAAAACGAAGTCTTTGTCGGACATGGGGTAATGTTTATCAATGACCGGCTTCCTCGCTCCTGTAATCCAAATGGCTCCCTAGAAGGGGCTGACGATTGGACTTGCGAAGAAACAGTAGTGAAAAAGGGTGCCTCAATAGGGTCAAACGCCACTATTCTTTGTGGGATTACTATCGGAGAAGGAGCCCTAATAGGGGCTGGAGCTGTTGTCACAAAAGACGTACCGGCAGGAGAGATCTGGGTGGGAAATCCGGCTCACAAGCTGTCGTAAAAATCCTTTATCGCACCACAAATTTCATTTACGTCCCCCTTGGACATCAGAGGGTGCATGGGGAGGGACAAAAGTTTGCGGACTACATGGCGAGCCTTAAAAAACATCTTGTCTCCCATGCAGTAACTTGTTCGACTCCGTTTGCAAAAAATAGGTTGATCACAAATTAGGCGAGGATAATGTAGCCCAACGGGTATATTTTTCTCCGCCAAATATTCCTTAAGCTCATCCCGATAACCACCCGCATTGAACTCAAACAAATGATAAACGTGCCTATTTCCCTCTAATTCAACGGGGCAACTTCCTTCTCTCTCTATCCCGGCCCGATACATGTCTGCCGCAGAACGCCGATTATTGTTCCAATCATCGAGCTCCTTCAGGCCATAATAAAGTGGGATAGATTGCAGAGGAGGAAGACGAAAATTATGTCCTAACTCTGTGTGTACATACTTTTCTTTTTGTCCCTGATCAAGTATCCGTCTAATACGCTTGGCAAGTAAGTCATCGTTCGTGGTAACAGCTCCACCCTCTCCCCAAGCACCCAAGTTTTTAGCTGGATAAAAACTTATTCCTGCCGCAAAGCCAATAGAGCCAGTCATCTTGCCGTTTCTTTGGGCTCCTAGGGCTTGGGCGGAATCCTCTATTAGAAAAAGGTTGTAGTCGTCGGCAATTTCGGCGAGTTCCTCCATTAGGGCACATTGACCATACAAATGTACGGCTATTATGGCCTTAGTCTTATCCGTAACGGCCATCCTAACCAAGAAGGGGTCTATAGTGTATCCTTGGCTTTCGCAGTCAACCAATACCGCTGTTGCACCAACATGCTGAACGGCAAAATAAGTAGCAATAAAAGTATTAACGGGAAGAATTACTTCGTCACCCGGACCTACCCCGAGTCCCATCAGAATCAACTGAAGGGCCGCTGTACCAGAATTACACGCAATGGCATGGTCAACACCAACATAGTCAGCCAAACTTGATTCGAATCGCTTAAGATTTTCTCCCCCGACGAAAGCCCCCTTGTTGGCCGCCTCCTTCATCTCCTCAAAAATTTTGTCTTGCAAGGGGGCCCATTGCCCCGGAATGTCAACAAAATTCACAGTCATCTAAAACTCCTTTTTAAAATACCCAAGTTTTTAAGAGAGTCCAGGCTCCCAATACAAGAACTGTTGCTCCGACAAAGTATCTCATATGGGCGAGCTTAATCCATTTAGTTACTCTGGCACCCAGGGGGGCTCCTATCATAGCCCCAAGGCACATGGCATAAATAAGAGGAAAAGAAAAAAGGCCCGTTCCGTTGATTAGCAAGAAGGTTAAAAATCCAGCTAAACAAATCGGAACCTCTGCGAAAGTGGTTACCCCGATAGCATTCTTGTGGTCTTGCCCTACAATAATTTGCCCAGAAGTAGTAATCGGTCCAAAACCACCACCGAACCAGCCTTTATTAAACGCGCCAACGATACTCAACGTTAACATCTTTAGCCAAGAAAAAGAGAACCTTAGATTCGCTAAAAGAAGCCCCCCCATGGCTAAAACAACAACCCCGATATAGGTTTTCAGTATATACTTTGGGACTGAAACAGCCAAAAAGGCCGAGCCAGTCACCGCCACCAAACCCAGCCCCCCAATCAATAGCCCCGACTTTAAGTTTATAGACTTCGGAAGAAATGACACATTGCCATAATGATGGTGCTTAAACGCAGCGATACCTCCCCCCAAGGCTTGAGACAGCAAGATACTTGGGGCGACAACAAGAGGCGAAAACCCTAATATTATCAGCAAAGGGCTCAAAATGGTACCATAACCCATCCCAATAGAAGCATCGATTGCCTCACAAACTATAGCCAGTCCTAAAATCAAAAAAAAGACTTCAATAGTTCCCACGAAAATTCCTATTTAAAAATATTCTCATACCTCCCAGAACTCGAGCTACTCGAAGGCTCCGGCTTTCTCTCTTCTTTCTCCCTCTCTACTTCGTCCCACCGAACCCCCTCTATATCTGAGCAATATGGATAGAAATTAAAGCAAAGACTTCCCTTAAAATCTGTGATCTTGTTCTTTCCAAAATCCATTTCAATACGGGGGAGCTTCATTACTTCAGAATTAACAGTGACAACATGATAATTTTCAGCCCGGCCTCTAATCTCGTGAAGCTCATTATAAAGGTGTAGGGCTAAATTGGCGTCATAGTCTATTTGTACGCTATTGGATATATTATAGTTGGTTGGACGAGTTCCCGGCACAAGCTTAGTGTATTCAACAGTAGCAATCACAGCAGCCCTATACTTACATGCCATCTCTTTTATCCGCTGAGACATAGCCTTATAGGTCCCTTGATCTACATCAGAACTGGCAAGGTCGCTGAGTTTGTGAAAGTTATCTAATATATAAACAAGGCGCCTAGAGGGGTATTTGCTTCTATAGTACTTAACAAGAGACTCCGAAAAAGCCAGAGAATTTCCATTCCCCGAATCCTTAAGAATCAATCGTCCCTCAGCCCCTAATTGGCGAAGAGTCTCATACCCAGCATTCCTTCGCTGCACAATATCTTTTCGTCCTTGGGCCATATGGTATCCAGGATTCACCACCTGGTTAATCTCTAATAAACGACTGCCTTCGGAAACACAAACAAACTTGGGAAGTATTTGCCTGGCCGAATCATCTATCGAATGGTAAATAACACAAGCATCATTCTCCAAATGAGACGCAATAGCCACTCCGAGTTTTACGCACAAGCTGCTATTGTGCACTACAAAATCATTAGCCAAGAAAGTATGATGCTTTTCGACTTCCAGGTCATAGCACTCCTTTCTCCCAACGTTTTCTATTTCTGTGATTTCCGCAAAGCATATATCTCCTTCAGTAATAGCTCCGTCTCCTATATGGTGCCCCAGAAGTTCAGTGTCATCTCCAGAAATGCCTCGTTCATACCCCTTGTTCAAACAGGTCAAATCTGAAGCAATGGCGACCCTATCTCCTTTTTGCAATTCCGACACTTTTTTCCACCCGTTCAGCGTATAAAACGGATGAGTATAAGCGGCCTCGATACTTATCCCGTCAATCGTTTTGATATTAGCGCATTGTTTCTCTCCAACATTTTGCCAACCGATGACCTTAGCTGGGACCATTTTATGAAACTTATCCATCGCTATCACGCTATCGTCTTTTCCTTCAACCATATCCTTGATGCTTTTGTATTCTCCTGAACCAGTTAGTACCATTGCACTTTCCGGAAGGCACTTCCCGGCGTTACTTCTGCCCCCAAGCACACAAAAAACATCTTCCTTCCACTCTCCATTTAAAACGTTCTGAAACTCCTCTAGATCTTCTCCAAGTATGAATCCACTAAACTCGTCTCCCTTCTCTTCTTGCTCTCGTTTCTGGGCTTCTAGGAGGCTGAGAAAAGAATCGGGAGAGAGTGAGTCCTCGTTATACTTACGCATCAAATTATGCAACTCTGACTCGGTCTCTGCTATTACCCCTTCGGCTTGTCCGGGATCAAATTCTAGGCGCTTTATCATTCTCTTAATGATATCTCGCCTCTCCAGGGATTTTTTGTTCTCAAAGTCACTCTGCTGACGTTGGACTTCGCTTTGGATAGCTTGAAGGGAAATTCCTGTGTGATTAGAAAGAAGACTGACCATCTTTTCTTGCTTAATATAGCTGGGCTCATTTACCACAAGAGGTATCATGGCCGCGCAAATAGCCTCATCATCTCCTAAGTCTTCGAACTGGTTGAGCCGCCACTCAAAGGCCGTTTTTTGCTGGAGCCTTTTAAATTTTTCTATTCCATGTTTCCTGATGTAACCGTCAGGATCCTCTTCTTCGGGAATATCTATGACATATAAGTCTACATCTTTATGATCAGAGAATATATTATCTAATAAACGAGATGTGGCTCCCTGTCCTCTCGCATCTCCGTCCAAACACAGGCATATCTTGTAAAAGTTATTGGTCTTTAAGAGCCTAAGATGCTCATAGGTAAAATTTACACCCCCAACGGCACAACAATTTTCGATACCATTCTGACGAGCTGTCAGAACGTCACTGTAACCTTCAAACACATAGATAAATGGGGGGTCATCCCGAAAAACCTGCATGACATAATCAAACCCGTAAAGACGCTCTCCCTTTTTGTAGATATTGCACTTCTGGCCAGTGGTTTTTTGATTTACGTACTTGGCGCCCTTGTTGTAGTCAGATAAAATTTTACAGGCAAAGCCTACGGGGTGACCCGTTTCATCTCGAATAGTAAAAATGAGGTTTTCTTCGTTAAACATGTCCTTGCGACCAAGGTCTATGTCATCTAGAAACCCTGCGGCAAACCCCTTGTCCTTTAGATACTCCCTAAAGCTTTTAAAATCTTCAACAGCGCCTACTCCCTCGCGAAAACACAATTCTTCAGTCCATCCCCGCCTCTTAATCTCTTTTAGAGCCTTCTTGCTTTTGGGAACTCTTCGGATGTATTCGGCGGCCGCTTGGTAAGCCCGCAGAGTGTCAAACCGATACAACTCCGCCTCAGAGGCCTCTTCCATCTCGTATTCTATGCCAAACTTATCCGCTAAATAACGAACATTTTCCTGGACAAAATGCTGCCCATGCAAAGGCTTGCCTTCTAGATAGTGGCAAGCAGCGAATATCCCGCCTTCGATCCCACAGCCATGACAAAAAAAGGTCCTCTTGTCATTTCCTTGAATACTGCAAGATGGGTTTCTGTCTTCATGGTCGGGGCTAATGCAGCTAAAGTTTCTTTCAGTTTCTATCCCGAAAGAACGAAGATAATGTTCAAGCTTAGGGGTCAACTTGTCCATCAGTTCTTCAAGATTCTTGATCTTAGGCATCTGGATACCTGCTAGTTTTAGAGGTTGGCTCGTTCGTAACAATGGTGGAAATAGGGACAATAAGTCGGGGAACAAAGGGGGTCTCCCGGCACTTTCTTCCTCTTCTGCCAATCACCAAAGGCTTTCTTGGAAACTTTTCCTTTTTCAAAAAAATCCCTTATCTTTTCGGGAGAATACTGATGTTCAAAATCGCGAGGTGGAACCTCATCGTTATCCAAATGTTCCTTAAGCTTTCGATATCGAGCAATCATGTCATTCACGGTAAAAGTACGAACAACTTCGCCTTCGACCACAGGAAAAAATATCTCGCCCTCTTGCTTTAATTCAACTTTGAAAGTTTTTCGATTGGCAGCGTTATCTCGAGCCCAATAAACAAGACGTCCATAAGGAATCTCATAGTCAGTGAAATTAAACCCACTGTTGGGCCTGAATAGGTAGACATAGAGAAGCAATTGAAGCAAATGAGACATCTTAGGGAATCCCTTTTGCTTATAGTTGCCCATTATCTCTTTAGTCGCGTAATATCCATAAAAAGTTTTTGCTTCCATTATGTACAGGTTCCCCGTATGTGGCTCTATGAATATCCCGTCAAGCTCTCCCTTAATGGGGAACCCCAGCTCACTAGTGGAAAATTTATGGCTATTGTCTACCCAGCGACCCCGCTCTTTGGCCCAATTGATGATAGCCTTCTCACAATCACGTCCCTGCTGGAATATGTATTCTGAATATACTCTCGGGGGGGCAGGCTGAAAAGCCTTGATACGATAGAAGGCCTTCCTTAAACAAGCTCCCTCTACTTTGCGATCTCCGTACTCATCGGTTAAAACAACCGAAGCTTCTGAAGGATAAAAGTTCTTGCTGTGTTTTGAAACTGGCTTGATTCTGGTGACATGTTCGTCAATGTCACCCCAAAAGCTATAGCTGTCATAGCCACCAGAGTTAAGGTAGTCTTGAGACATTCTCGCTCCTTTGGTAAAGTTCGAAATAAGAATACCACAGAAAGAGGAGCGGGGTCAAGAAGAAAGTTTGAAAAAATCAGATGTACTTATATTTTTTAAGATATTTCTTTGCTTCATTAGAAAACTGTTTTTGCTAATCGGGAATAAAATGTTTGAAATAGCCCACACGATTTTTCTTCTTATTGATAGCAGAAAATTCTCGAGATGAATAAAAATTATATTGACCTCTAGGCCGAGCTCTCTCGGCTTCCGTCGAGCTTCATTGACGGCGAATAAGCGAGGAAATAGCCTCAACAAACAACTCACCACTGTTGTCCCGCTTCTAGACCCCCCGACCATACATGTTCTCATGATTTCATCTCCTTTTTCAGGCGATCTTTTTCTTCCACAACTCCAACTTTTCGAGCTGGACAACCCATATAAATACCAAATGGCTCTGTACTTTTCGTGACAACAGCTCCAGCCCCTATTAAACACTCCTCTCCAACGACAACCCCTGGTAAAATGATAGCACCCACGCCGATCCGAGCCCCCCTCTTGATTACCGGGGCCTCTCTGACATAAGGTCCTCGCCCATGCCTGATATCTCTTACGCCCGCCAAAGACACACTAGGCCCAATAAAAACGTCATCTTCAATAATGGCGTTTACACATATATGAGCCAAAGCTTGTATCCCGACATGATTTCCTATATGAGCCCCCTTTTGAATAACGACATTGTTGTTTATGTAAACATTTTTTCCAATTCGGACTCCTTTGCATACCACAACCCCCACGCCTAACCGAACCTTATTTCTTTTGACGAATTTTGCCGCAGAAGGATGTATAAAATTGCCTCTTTCTCCCATCCCTTACCTTCCCTTCTATTCTAAAATTTTATTTTAACTCCCTGATTAACTAAATGCTCAATAAGGGAAACAGAAGTCCAACTTAACCATTGCCGCCCACCCTCTCGACTTCTGCCTCGTGATATATCTCCCCCGAGGCGATAGCGTCGTTGCTTGCGAGGAATTTCTCGAACCAAAGAGTCGGTGTTGAAAGCGCATTTTTCTTGGCAATTTTTCCGCATTCCCCTCGATATCCACCACTACAATATCTAAAAGAATAGTTTAAGGTAACCCTATCGCCAATCACATCCAAGAAGTCGGAAAATACTTCTCCAGTAACACGATTCCGAAATTTTTTCTCCAACTTAAGCATCTAAGATTTCTTTTCCCGCCGGTCTCTGACGTATCGAGCGACTTCTATGAACGGAGCAGTCCATATGTTGTTTCTTTGGGCCGAAAGCCACTCAATTAAACGCCGATGTTCCTTGCTTTCTAAAAACAGGCCCGGCCCATCTTCTTGAACTCCATGAATGGTCAAAACTACCCAACTCCCGGGAAAGGTCGCCTTGACGATAAAACGCTGCAGATCTGAGAAAGTTTTCCCGTCAGCCTGCAAAGTCCCTACCTGCATCAAATTAAATTCCGAATCAATCCTGGCTGGTTTCTGGCGGAGAGGACCTCTGGCGGCAATAAAATTCTTCCTTAAAATAGCATCCATGGACACCTCTCCTTTTCCTCGTCCAATAGTGATGTCCCAACAGGTATTTCCGTAAGTTCTTTTCTTTTTGCCGTCTATTAAATATAAAATAAAATTCGCCATCTGAAGTTCTTCTTCGAATCTGTCTGGAGTATATTCGCACAAATCCAAATAAGGCTTCAGCCACTCCTTCCGAGATTCAATTCTTCGACAAGAATGAAAAAGGCCATGATTCCCCAGCTCGTGTCCTGCCTCGGCAACTTTCTTCCACAAATAGGGTCGCCTTCTAAAAAACTTTGAACTAGAATCCACATAAAAAGTGCCCTTTAGTCCGTATTTATTTAACAGCGGAACAGCTGCTTTACAATGAGTTTTTCTCCCATCGTCATAGGTCAAAGACACTGCACAACGCTGATTTAATGGCCAATTAAACATTTAAAACACTCAGTATCTGTTTCGCTCGATGTCTATGGGTGTGCTCTTTTCAACTACTTCAGTCTCCTCAGCACAAAAATGCTGCCCACCTCTCTGTTCGAGACAACCTCCCAGCAATCCGATTCCTTTTCTAGAAACTCATCAACCGCCTGTGTTACGCCACTTCTTCCATAATCATGAAAAGCCATTATCCCTCCAACAATGACAAACTTCCGCCAATTCGATATATCCTCCTTTGCCCCCTTATGAGAGTGGTCTCCATCAATCCAAAGAAGTTCAATCGGTTCTTCAAATTTTTCTGCTATCTTGGCTGACTTTCCAATTTGATAAATCTTTTGGACATCTGAGTAACTGCCCCTTTTCCTTGACTTAGGAAGAAAATGTTTCCCAGAAACTCCAACAGAAGCCAAAACGTCCGACTGCTCTAAAATAAAAAAGAACCTCTTCCACTTGTCATCTAATCGGACAAAATCATCAGCTTTTAAAATAACTTCCCCTTTCAATGCGCCACTATCCCTTCAGGTGATTCAGCATAAATTTGACTCGATGCTTATAAGTATGATATTGCAAAAAATGTTCATAACCCGCTCGACCTATCGCCTCAAAACGTTCTTTATCTCCAGATAAGGCATCTAGGGTCAGGGAAAGAGACTCTGTCTCCACGTAATGCTCCCCCGGAACAAACAGACTCCTGAATGTCTCATAGGGGTAGGTTATCAATGGCGTAGAAGTTGAAATTATCTCAAAATATCGAAGAGGAACCGCTTTGTCAGCATTCCAAATCCCGATAGAACAAACAGAATTCGCCATTATTTCAAAACGATCATCGTATCTTTTCTCGGGAATATCCCCGTACATCGTAAACCTATTCGATGCGTCTTTGAATATCATCTTCTGCAATCGGACTCTTTTCTCATGCTGTCTCTTCCGTGGCTTTTTGAAAACATCTTTTGCCACCAGCGAAACCCCGTACCTTTCGTCCTCCTTAAGAAATAGGTGATCTTCCGCTGCGCAAGGAAGATACCGCCCACTCCCGTCATTATAAATGGTAAAATAGTTCCTAAATCGATAGCGATTATTGTCTATTCCTTTTGGAGGAGCCCTTCTCTCCCAGTAGATAACTCGACAATTATTCTGTAATTTTTGGACAATCTTGGGGGAAGGAACGGGGGCGCTAGAAGACAGAAAAAGAATGTCTAGGTTATTGTTCCGAACAAAACTCTCAAAATCAGCCTTGCTTCTTTTAAAAATGACCTCATGTCCTAAAGTCGAAAAAGCTCGAGCCACCGCAGACTCTACGGGCTTTCTTTTTGAAAAACCTACTCGCACAATGTGTATCCTAGTCTTTTCGCCAGAGCGATATCCAGACACTTCCTGAATATGCCCTTGTGATCAGAATTATAGAATTTCATATACCGCCTATTCAGGTAGTAATCCCTATCAAAAGCAGTAGAAGAAAAAGCGTTTTTTTTGTTAAGCCTCTGCCCTCCCCTGGAAAATTTCTGAGGAAAAGATAGAGAACTTTTCTGACTACCAGGAAGACATAAAGACTTAAGCAGCCTCTCTCTCACGCTCCTCGGCTCACGAAGAAAATCCTCGTAACGAAATAAAAAACTCAATTCAACAGAATTTAAAAGCTTTTCCCAGTTCAAATACTTTTTGTTCCAAACACCAATGATATTTTTTAAATAAGCAGGTCTTACGTACCCAACAGGGTTTATTTTTCTTTGATAGCGAGCAAAGGATAAACACCAAGAATACGGATCTTTCACACAAACTAAGTATCTCAATTCCCCTGCCGTATAAGCCTCTTTTATCTCCAAAAGATTTTTAACTTGATCTTTAAGCGGCCTACCATATTCCTCGCCCCATGTTTCTCCACTCCAGTCTATTTTCCCAGAATGAAACCCGTGTTTCCACCCCAAAACCGAAGCCAAGACTTCGACTCCGACAGTATTCTGCTCCACAAAATATTTTGCAAGATTAGTGCAAGTTCTTCGTTCACCATATTGTTTAACAAAAATCACGGTATATTTCACTCCACATTTTGCCTATAACTGGATAACCATGAGTCTCTTCAACCCAACGCCGAGTTTTCTTACCCACGGTTTTCCGTTTCGCACGATCTTGTAGCCAATCCAACTTCTGAGGTATATCCGTCCCATCTCGCCGACAATTAATTAATGGCCAGCAATCCTCTTTTAAATGGCACATAACCGGGATGCCGATACAAGCGGCTTCTAGGGCGTTGTAGCCATAAGCCCCTAGCACCAGCTGATCTATCAGAACATCAAGCTTTCTTTTCCGAGCGATGGCCTCTTCTTGGGAAGCTCCAGTTGTAATACGAAGCTCAGCCTTCTCGTATCTTTTTAATGCCTCCTGTATCTCCCTGGTTCCCTTTTTCCCAAACCTTCCAGAAAATGGCATGTGACCAACAACAAGCTTCTCTCGAGAAAAAACTTTTTCCCTGAACCCTATCTTTCTGGTGTCTATTGGTTGCGGAGTATACTTAAAGGGAATAGCCTGAAGAGGCATAGAAGCGGTAAGGGTGGTAATTAAGCAATTTTGGTTTCGATTTTTAATTTTGCCGTACAGCTTTTTGACTCTTCCTGGTCCCACCGAATACCACGCCGATGTATTCAGACTCACTATTGCCTTCTTGTCGGGAGGAGCCAATGCTGGCAGGGGAGACTTTGATAACGCTGGATGAGCCCTATCTATAAAATGTATGACATCGGCCTCCTTGACAAGATTCTTTGCCTCGGCAAGTTGCTCATTCCCCTTCATGTCATACTTGTAGCCCTTACGCTTTCCTTGTGCCTTAAAGGGCCACCGAGTCCAAAGACGGATGGAAGCTACATCTCCAAATTCGTTAATAGCCTCGTACATTTTGTAAGCCGCATTGGCCCAATCAAAACCGACTATCATTAAGATTTTTGGTTTCGCCATCTATCGAGTCTCCTTGGGGACAAACCCAGCCCTTCCATATAGCCGAAAATCATATTTAAAATCTACCCTTTCTGGGTGGTTGATTATATATTTGCGGGCATGTCGAGGATGATCGAAAGAGCCAGGAAGTTTTTCAACTCTCATACCCTTGCCGAGAGAGTGTCTTTTGGGTCCAAATCCATGATGGTAATGAACTAAATAATATTTCTTAAAATTTTTCTTCGGAGGAGTACTTCCGGCCCCCATGTGGGTTTTTGGAGTGCAATGTCGAGGCATATTTTTGAAACGAACTCCCCCGAGGGCAGCCCTGTCAAATAGCCGAAGTTGATAATCTGGAAACCAATTGGGAGTATATTCATGCCTTCCGGTAACGGCATATCTGGGAAAAGCAAAAGCCGGAGTATCCTGATACTTCATTATCAAACGTCTAGGTCGAGCATGGTCACACCAACATTCATCTGCGCCAAGCACCGCTATCCAATCAAACCGAGCCTTCTCGATAAGCTTGTTCCATCGAGCGGGTTGATTCCAACTAGGGTGATAATGTCTTGCGTCAGCTTGAGGCCATTGCTCGATCTTGACCCTAGAAAATTTAGAGGCAAATTCCTCTAAAAACTCAAATGTTCCATCTTGAGAACCTCCGTCAAGGACTAATATCTCGTCAAAAAACTGAAGAGCATTATACATCGAGGCCTTTATGTAAAAGCGCTCGTTTAACACCAACATGATCGCAGATACGCGAGGCTTACTCATCGGCCTGCCTCCTAAGGGTATCCCATTCTTTGGGGTGGGGGTCTTTCTCAAACCAGCTCCTCATAAATCTTGGATGAGTCCCCTTAAAGTTTTTATAAACAGAACGATTTTTTTTCATTTGATAATTAAACCGCTTTTTTAATTCAGGTAGATGCCCATCGAAAAACTTCTTGTCATTTGTATACCAAGCACGCCCCTTTACCCGTCTCATACCCATAGCTTCGGCAGAACGAACCCATCCGTAATGATAAATAGGAATATCGACTTGAAGCATCTCAGGTCCACCATACCTATGAACTTTCTTTTCACGCCCCCCGAGAGTCGCCACAACATCGCACACGGGCGCTAAATTGCCATCGCGACGGAAGTTCTTCATCCCGAATTTTATTCCCTTACAACCCATCCTCGTATGCCTCTTGTAAAAATGACCTCCGGTGACTAAAAAATTTGGCGTTCCATAGAAGTGGTACATAGGAAAATTAACCAATTGCCTATCTGTCTTCTTGAGCATTTTCTTAAGTCGAGGAATGTCTTGCTCGTGAAAAGCCTCGTCGGCGTCTATGAGCAAGAGCCAGTCGGCTTTAGTGAGCTTCCGGGCCTTATTCCAGGCAAGCACTTGCCATTCTCTGTTATACACAAACTCGTACTGTACATACTTAACCCTATCCTTCCCGAATTCTTTTTGCAAATTCAGAATAATCTCAAGAGTATTATCTTCTGAATAACCAGCCGCAACGCAAATCTCATCGCACAAAAGCAGGGTTTGACGGACTGACTGTTCAAAGGGATAGTCCATTCTTTCGACATTATGGACACGATAGAGGGCGGCGATAGACATAATTAAACCTCATAGCCAAAGTCACGGAGCACAGATTTAAACTCCGTTGTTATTTTATCATCAATCTCAGGGATTTCATCCTGCCAAGAGGATAAATGAACGGGCTTAAACCACCTCCTAGCCTCCCGGGCCACGCCGTCAATCTCCAGAAAACTTCCTATGGAATCGAACAAATCGGTTTTCCCGTCAAAAAAATCCTCGTATCGGCAAATAATCGCACGATCTCGGACCCTTCTGAAACATTTCAGAACCAACTTGGCGTCCCGAAGCCAGAGCTTCACTGACCCCTCAATGGACGGCTTCATCCAATGATCAGTAGGCCGATTCAGACGAAAATTTCTTCTCCAGTTTCTGACTTGAGACGCAATAACTGCCCGGCCGTCTCGCATCGTAAAAATAAATTTATCGGCTCGTCTAGAAACATCATCGAATCTAAGTAAGTAACTAGAGGGACACTTGTCTCCAGCTATGAGAGGTCTTGGACTACTCTTTCTTATCATATACTTAAGGACGTCAGCCGAACAAGGTTTTTGATTCTCGACAAAGGCCTCTAGGGCGCTCCTGGAGATGCCCTTCTTCTTAAAGACGGGGTACAAAAATGGCCTGGCAGGCTTTTTAAGAAAATTCAAGAGCTTTCCGGGATACTTTTTATTTGGCTTCCAGTTGTAGTCGTGAAAAATGCCCATTTCGTCGGTAAGAAGTATCTTGTCGTGCATGCTCAAGGCTCTACATAAAGCAGAAGAACCCGTTCTGGGGGGACCAGTCACTAGAAGTATCATTCAGGTTTATACCCCATTTTTCCAGCCATCTTCCAGTCAAATTTTTTGTTCAGAAACTTCCTGATATCGGGGGACAACTCTTCTAGATACCTTTTTTGAGTATAATAAAATTTATTAAATTTTCTGCCCTCCCTAATTATCTCTCCCGGCGCCACAACCTGCTTTATATCTCGAAACCAACTCTTTTTAAGTTTCCACCCGAATTTTCGCATGAGTTTAAGGGTGGCTTTCTTGGGATGATCGAGCAAATCCTCATAACGAACCAAGGAGGTATTTTCGGGAAACTTACTAATGAAATCCAGCCAAGCCTTATATTTCAAATTATAATCTGCGATAAATTTCTCGAGAAAAGACTCGTGTCGTCCCATTCTCATTTTTTTTATGTTGGCAAATCTAGCTCGACTAAGTACCCAGGGATATGGATGTTTAACCATAACAATAGCACACAGAGAAGTTTTATTGAGTCTCCCAGAATCAGACTTCATCGCCCCCACGAAACGACCTGTGGGAGGGTTGTGCTTAAAAGAAAGACCCTTGACGATTTCAATATCAAAATTGAGGGGGAGCAAAACCGTCAAATAGTTCGTCGCCGTCCGACGAGCCCCAAATATCTTTACGTAATGCATCTCGATATCCCAGCTCACGCACTACACCCCAATCTATCGCTCGATAAACAGGGCGTTTAAATTGCTCCGGATATTCTTCCAGGTAAAACTTCTTAAGATAATAATTGACATCAAATAACTGACCCTTGTCTTCCGTATTATTTTTCCGCATAACCCCCCGAACATTCTCAAGCGAGTCTCCAGTCATTTCTAGGTTAAAGGCTGCCTGCAAAATCCCCAGAGGTGCCTTGTAATTTTTGACTAAATCTTCGTATCGAACCAGAATGGAACAAGAAGGCTTACAAAAGAGGAATCGAAGCCACTCTCTGTACTTGAGATTATATTCCTTCAGTCTATCCAGAGCCTCCCCCTCGTTTCCCTCAATAGTTTTCTTGGCCAATCGCATGCGACTTACCAACCAAGAATAGGGATGCTTCACCATAACAACAAAAAATACATTATCCTTGCTGAACGGAGGTATGGCGCCTTCTAGGAGCCTATCGACAATCGCCCCTGGGGGAGCATGCTTGTACATGTCTTTGTGCGATATGTACGTCTTCTCCCAAAGTGGACCGACCTTGAAATTCTTAGCCAAAAGACGATGCATATAATTGGTCCCAGTTCTCTGAAGACCGTACACCTTGAAGTACTTCCGCATTTACCGACGCCAATCAGGGTCTATTTTATGTCTTATTCGAAAATCTTCGTCTGACCTAGAAAGGTAGTCAAGGAGATCCGAAGATACGCCACCCTCCTCAAGAAGCCAGACGTTCTCGCGGCAACAATGCCCCCCAACTGCTCCGGCGAACTTTCCCTTCATGGTATAGTCGGAGGACTCAATAAGCTCATAGCACTTTTTCGCCTCTTTCTCGTTTACTCCCAGCTCCTCACAAATAGCCTGGACTTGTTGGGCCCAAACGATATTATAGTAATATGCCGTAGTGGCCAATATCTTTCCAAGCTCAGTAGTTTCAGGTCCACCCTCTACATATTCGGGACGCATCCCACAGCCAGAATAAAGATTTTCTATCTTAGCGATCGACCCCAAGCATTCCTCTGCCACACTAAAAAACTTAGGGTGACGGAGAAGAGCCTCGTACATTTCTTTATGCTTTCCATTTATGGGACTATGAAAGGTACGAGTCGGAACATGACCTATCTTCCTCGTCGTCCCAGGAAAAACGGTACTATGAATAATAATAATATCTGGACTAAAACGCTTTTTATACCCATTCACTATGTCGACAAAATTATCCAAACCTCCCGGGATGCATACATGAAGAAAAGTACAGGTTGTCCCCCCCCTAACATCAAAACCCTTTTGGATATCTACTCCAGCTGCCCCCAAGTCGCCTCTCTTAAGCACCTTAAGAAGCGGAGCTCCTGTTTCTCCCTGTCCAATGACGATGTTTTCCCTATGGGCCATCTCTTAACCCTTCGATGGTCTTAACCACACTGTAGCCTCGAGTAAAGCTAATCTTATTTTTAGAACCCGGATTATTTATCAAGCTTATCCAATACTTCATTTCAGACGCGAGAGCCTCTGAGTGGTCATCGATCTCAATTAATCGTAAATCTCCAGATCGGTTCACCCGAACATCCCGCCCGACATAATGCTTAACAAAATGCGGCATGCTCATGTCGAATTCAAGTACGCCTCGGCTACCAGTGACTATCAGCTTCCTTGTCTTATCGGTATGTACCCAGCTCATGGCAGCAGCTCCCCTGGCGGAAGACCCCTTAAAGCCAAAAGTCGCCGAACCCACCACGCTAATTCCACCTAATTCAGCAGTAGACATCCCCAAAGGATAACTTTCTCTGTCTAAAAGGAACTCCATAATAGAAATGTCATGGGGTAACAAGTCCATTGCCACACCACATTCCTGATATTTCCCGAAGTTCAAACGACTTACACTGATAAGGTCTATATTTCCGATAAGACCATTTTTTATAAGCTCTCTCATCTTGATTATCTCGGGGACAAACAAAAAAGTATGTCCCACGCAGCAAACCGCGTAAGGATATTCTAAAGCGACGTTTAGCATCCTCATGGCATCTTTTTCTGAATGAGCAAGGGGTTTCTCTACGAAGACATGCTTGTTCGCTGCCAAGGCTCTTTCTGTCAATTCAGCATGAGTTGATGGAGGAGTCACTATCGCAATCATATCAACTTCTTCATCATCCAGGGCGACCTGAACGTCCCCTATGGCCTGGACCCCTTCATATTTTCCTGCAACTCCAGAAGCAAGCTCTAGATTTTTGTCAACAACATATTTTAGGTTAGCAAAATCAACTAAATTACGAGCTATATTGGGACCCCAATAGCCGCAACCAATTACTGCTGCCGTATGTTCCACTTCACAAAACCTCCTCAATACCATCTACGAGTCTTTTAATCATTTTTTCCCAAGAAAACTCCTTAAATAAAAATCGCTGTCCTTTCTCAGCTTTCTTCTTCGCCTGGGCTCGATTTTCATAAACCTCTCGCATCAATTTTCGAAAATGAAGTATATTAACATCGGCCCAATTAAATCGAGCCTCATTCCAGGCACACCAACTCATCGAGTGAGCTGGCCTCAATTGGTATTTAGACAAATAATTATATTCGGGTCGACAATATTCTGTATGCCCAGACCACCCCGTAACTATTACTGGCTTAGCATATGCCATGGCGTTAAAAGCGGGGATAAAATTTCCTTCCCCTGCCGTAGTCGAGACAAAGGCGTCACAAGACAAATGTAAATCTTCTAATTGACTAGCACTCAACAATTGAGAGATAAAGAATATCTTGGGGTGATGATCAAGCCGAAAACCCCGTTTTTCCTGAGCAATAATTCTCCTGAGCATATCAACTTGCTGAGGAGACGTATCATTCTTGTAAGTCTTCAGAACCAGACAAACATCATCTTGTCCAGTGAATTCCGACCAATACGCATGAAGTAAAGCCTGGGGATTTTTGCGAGGAGTCCACTGAAAGATAGAATAAAAAGAAAAGACATCTTCGGGGACATCTAGGGAGGACAACGGTTCCACTCTCCGATAATCTTCGGGAAACAAGCCCGGGGGGACAGAAAATACTGGCGTTTTTACCCCACTCTTCCTAAACACTTCCGCACAAAACTCCGCCGTAGTAAATACCGCGTCCATCTTGTTAAGCTCTCTGACCCATAAATCGGGAATACCATCTAGTTCGAATGTAACATAAGCAGCATTTAACACTCCGGGCCTTTTCAAACGATCATAAAACTCTGGAGTAGTGTTAATTATCCGGATGTCCTCTTGAAGTGCATGCTCCTCCAGGCGTTTACAAATTCTTCCGGCCTCTCCATAATCCGCCCTTTGTTTTTCGAAAGAAACCGGCATAGTTCCAAGACGAAAGTCGTATTTTTTTTGCAACTTATATAGGGCATGCACGAACTTTCTCGAGTTACTACCGTAGCCCGAGTTCCCACACCATAAAACGCAGCCATTTCGCCTTACAAAAAGCACATGGTTAGGGACCGTAGCGCAATAAATTCGCCCCTTATAGGGGACTATCTTTTCTTCATGTTTACTCGGGACCGAACATTGAGATGATTTTTTCAAAAAACCGCGGTTTTTAAATCGTACCCCTATTTTCCAGCCATCCTCTTTCGCATGGCAAACTCTGCCGTTTATTCTTATCTCTTCGCCCTTCACGATCTCACGCTTATAGTGCCCAGAAAATCCGACTTTAAGCAATAGCTCCAGAAAATCGTCCCGAAGGCGTTTGGAAAAGGTCTTGTAAATAACCCCGCCACCTTTCTTTCTGTTGTCTGTTCCGCCTCCCAAAACAAGAGCTTCGAAAAGTACCTCCAGCTGTTCCTTAGAGCATTTGTTTAACACGTCTCTCGGTATATACTTGGTACAGCAATTTCCAAATCGCTTCAAATAAAGCACCAGATCTTTGTCGTGCACCAGTATTCGCCCGTCTTTGTTTCGAGTATTTACCGAATTATTCGTCACTCGCCGAACCGCCTCTGCCATTCGAACCCGATTCTCCTCGCCTTTAACCTGCCTGATTTGCAATATGTACTCTGTTGACTCAGAACGCTCGTAAGTCCTATTCACGTAACGATCCCTATATACCGGATGCCTGCCCCCTTTTGTAACACCAGCAGGCCTTTTGTAAATAGTTGCAGATCCTTCGCTAAGATAATATCCCAAAAACTCCAGCCAATGCTCCGCCTTTATCTTTCTTCCACATATCCGAAAATGCTCCTTCCCCTTTTTTCGCCACCGACCATCTCTTTTAAAAGCTCGCGTTTTCCCATATATATCCCTCGCCTCTTCGAGACGCCACGCATTCGCTCGCCCTGAACGCCTACCGCTTTCCGTAGTCACGTACATAGAATGATTAGGAGTCACACAAATATTTATTTTAGCCCTTGGAGCGTCCAGGTAATACATTTCGCCCTCATACTCTCTGTTTATTATATGAGAAGGCTTTTGGTATTCTATGATATGCCATTCATTCAGAGTGGCAAGACCATCTTCGAAAGAAATATCTTTGAAAAATTTCCAACCGCTAGAAGTTAACACCTCAGTCTGATCATCATAACAAGGATCCGAGTAAGGACCTACCCATCTAATCTTTAGAGACATTTTTTCCTCATACCAAACTAGCCTTAATGCGAGAAGTATCTTCCCCCTTAACTTTTCTAGAAGAAAGCTCTCTATTAAAGAGACTTATCCATTGCTCCCCTATCTCTTTCCAGTCATTTTTAACACACCATTCACGTCCTCTTTTAGCTCGAGATCGCTTGGCATCTAGGGGCTCGTTATAAACCTGGAGCAATTTCTCGACTATGTCTTCCACTCGACCCAGGGGGCGATAGGCAGTGTTGTCTACCCAAATAAGTTCTTTGCAATCATATATTAGAGCTCGTTCTCCATCTTCTCCAAAAATTTCAGGATGAACGGTATTATCGGGAACAACTACGGGAATCTCAGCAGCGAGAGATTCTTGGGCGCACAACCCGTATCCCTCGCCTAGGGTAGTCGTCAGAAAGCAATCAGCTGCATTATAAAACCGATTTAACACCTCAGCCGGATACCCCTTAGATGGCGAAAAATTTCTTGGGTCAGGAAATATGACATCCCTCCTTATGTCAAATCCTAGATCATTGCAAGCAGAAAAAAGATCAATGCCAGAATCTCTGGGGGCTGCATGCACATAAAGCTTAGACTTCGGAACATGTTTTCTAAACTCCTCAAAAGCCAATAGAGTTCTAGTTAACTGTTTTCTCTCACTGTTTCTATTGACGTTAATAATAACAAAAGTGTCATCTTCGACTTTCAAATAATCTCTTCGCCATCTAGAGCGCTCCTCGAGCGAAAGGGGGCGGAAAACAGAAGTGTCGACTCCATGATAAATAATCGGGATATTCTTGGACTTTAGAGAGGGGACTGTCTTCAGAGTTTCATCCAAAGCAAACTGAGTATAAGCAACAGGAACATCAGCTACCTTGATCATCCCCGAATATCCAGGCAAAAGCTTGCTATCTATTGGAAAGTAATAGAAAATACAGGGAGGCGTCTTCCCTCTATTCTGAAAAGCCTCTTTCATCTGCGTCACGGCCCTAGAAACAGGTTCAACCACATACACGTCATTTATTATCCAAACAGCATCATAGGCCTTATTCTCTAGAGACCTAACGAACATGCCCTTTCCATAGGGATCCTTGGGGTCCTTCAGTTTAGCCGGAACTATTTGATAAGGATATCTTTCTTTATCGAGAAAGTCTCCGTGATAATTGATGGCTAAAACATCTATATCATATAACCCGGTAGAATAAAGTGCCTTCAAGACATGCTCTGCTACATTTGAAAAACCTGTATGCGCAACCAAATCGCACCAAGCAAGTAGCTTAATTTTTTTAGACATCTGGGGACTCGGGCTAAAGGGTTTCAGTTCGAATGCGATTTCTCGGAGGTTTTTTCTCTCCGAGGGATAGAAACTCGGACACAACTGGTTTTTGAGTCAACATATTTACCATAATACCGGCCACGTCTTTCGGCTCTATCAAACGCCAACAAGTACTGTGAGAACAATTTCCGTAATTATACCAACATGGAAAACACTGCAGCTTAAGACCTGGACAGTACCCGACCGCCTTAGGGTAATGATTTACTCTGGCGCGAGGATCGGTGGAACCAAAAAGGGCCAAAACAGAAATGTCAAGTGCCCCGCAAAGATGAAGAGCAGCTGAATCCTGACAAAGAACTAATCGAGAAAAACTCAAAAGAGAAGCAAATTTTCGAACTTTAAATTCATGAGCTACAGCATCTGCAACAGAATCCCAGTACGTGTCCTTGAGAAAATCTGAGTCATGAGTGCAAACAACCACCTTTACCTCAGGAAGAACCTGTTTAACATACCTAAGAGTCTCTTTCATCCTCTCAATCGGAAAACTACGTCCACCAGCAGAAGAAAAAGGACTCACAACAAGTAATTTATGACGAGAACTATCATAATGAAGCCGACTATTTAACCAAGCGTCAACTTCTGCGTCCTCTTCCGCTGATCCGACGTAAACGGGCCGCTTATCTTCCATCTCATAAATACCCAGGTGACGAGCAAAAAGGTCTATTCTGCTAATCGGTTTCGCGCCTGGTCTTTCGTGAGCAACACAAGGACACTGAAGATTTAAAACAGCATCAAAATCATCTTCGTCATATGACTTCCAGTGGACTACCTTGTCAACATAAGGATTACCCTCTAAAACTGAAGGAAGAGCCCCGTCTAAATAATGAAAGTCAACGGCATAAGTCAGATGGACATGAGGATACTGCTTCTTGATAAATTTAGCAGCAGGAGTAGTCATCAAAAGGTCGCCTATTCCTCCACCTCGAACAATACATATCTTAGGAGACTCTCCGACTATCAACTTATGCAACCGAACCAATCTGCGCCCAGCTTTAGTCGTTGGAACAACCTTAAGGTCTGGCATATTAATTCTTTTAGTAACAACCCCGTTCTTATTTAAAGCAAGTTTTTTAGCCATCTGGGGTCCTATAAAGACGCGGCGATTAAGCAGCCTTTTGCGACAGCCCTAAGGGGCTCCTTAGCGTGACGAACTTCCTTGACTTCGAACGGCAAATCAACCGGGGCCAACTGCTTTTTAAACTCCTCTACGTACCCCTTCGCTAGCGAAGTTCCCCCAGACAAAACAACTGGTATCGCTGAAGGAAACCTGGGAAGTTCATCTGCTGAATTAAGCTTTTTCGAAAGCATTTCTACTACGTATTTAATAAGTCTGACGTAATATATGGAAACAGCGCTCAAAATACGATTCTCATTTTCCTTCCCCACTTCCCAATCTCCAGCCTCCTTCTCCATTTGAACAACAGAATCCGGTTCCGCTGTAGAAGCCGCAGCCATACGATCAACATAATCTCCAGACCTGGCTAGACTAAATATTAATACTGGCTCACCAGAAGACATGACACAAACATTTTGCATTCCCGCGCCTGCCGAAATAGAAACGCCCGTATAATCATCCTCTTCTAATTCTGCATAACAAATTGCCTCTGCCTCATTTAAGGGGCTGGGATCAAAACCGAGTTCCTTAAGATCGTTCCCAATGGCATCGCAGTGATATCCAACATCGAAATCGTCTGAGGATACGTCTGCCGGAGCCGCAGGAATCGAATAAACAAGCTTTTCCTTCTTTTCTTTCGGCTTGCCTAGTAATTTGCCCAAAAGGAACTTGAATACCCTGCGAGCATCCCTCTCTTTGGGAGATAAAATCCCTCGAGCAAGAGGCCTTAGAGCCGACGAGTTCCTCTCAACTGCCTTGACAATAGCCTCCTTGTCAATAACAACGAAACTTCCATCCGAATCTTTAAAATATTTGGTGCCTTTCAAACCCTTCTCTATCATCTTGGCCGCTATGGGCGTAGCGGGCTTAATCCTGAAAAAGGCGTCCCGAAACTCTCGATAAGTTATCCCCTTGTCAGTTTCCCTGGCCCCAATAACATAAGACGTCCCTACATCTAAACCTAACATTCTAAACTCCCTGCTTACTTTTCAACTTAGATAATTTTTCTCGGGCCCCCTCGACGCCTTCATCCTTAACCAGCTCCTCTTTAAAAGCTTCATCAAAAGAACCTTCCATTCCCTCCGTAGACACCCCCACGTCAACTATGTCCTCTAGCTTACTCCAATCATCGGGTGTCCGTATGTCATCGTAAGTTACCTGGGGATATTGAACGCTTTCGGGCAATAAAGCTGGTTTAAGAGTCACTTCAGTCTTAAATAATTCCGGATGCTTAAGTAGTTCCCTGGCGATGGTTTTCCCAACAATAATGGCCAACCTTTTCAACTGCTTTTCGTCAATAGAAAGAGAGGGAACTGAAAACGCCCCTCCCTTTTTAAAGCCAGGAAGATTATGATCTTTGACTACTTTACCGTCTTTATTTAACCTTAGTCGATCGGCCACAGAAAATTTCCCTCGAAATTTGAGAACCAAAATGATTATAACAGATAAAATAAGGCAAGGCAAGAGAAAAAAAAGAATGGAAATACAGGACATACCTATTTTAATCCGCGAATCTCCTTGCGAATGTCTTCGTAACTCAAACCAAACTTTTCGCAAAGCTTTTCCACTACGGCATATACCTCGGCTAAACCAAAAAGATTGAGTTTTGTCATCTTGCGATTAGAAATGAAACCATTCTGCATTACACCGATACGTTCCAGCTCCTCTCGGTTATACGCCAGAACTTTATCGAACTCCCCGGCGATTGTGTATGCGGCGTCTCGACAAGCCAGTGCATCTTGCTCTGCATCAAAAGCTCCCTGATCTGCTCCGTCATAATAAATGTCTCCGTCACCCTTAATTATAAAAGCTACCTCCCAATCAGCTCCTCCCCCACTATTATACCATCTACGAACAGTAAAAAGATTTCCGTTTGCCGCACAAGTGACCTTGTTGTTCGAACCATCATGCTGACACACAGAAAAATTAATCCCTCCCAACCCGGCGACAGAAGTCGTCGTGTCTAACGTATCCCTGATAAAAGTCGACACACTCCAACCTATAGCTTCACCTTCTCCTCCATCGGTGAAGCTTCGCATAGAAAGTCCCCCGCCCGCAGCATCTCTCTTGTTCATGGTAAAAAACGTATCCGTCTCCGCATAAGCTGTAAGTCCATGGGCAATGTCACTTGATTTTGCCGACAAAAATATTCCGTCATTGGCTCCCATGTTAAGTGTGATCCCACCATCCTCGCAATCAGGAGCTGTTTCCCCGCCAGTACTTAAGCCTCCATCAATTACCCCACTTCCTGCATGCCAAAAATCGCCATTACCTTTCAACAAAAATTTAGTTTCCGAAGCATTATTTTTCCGACATCTAATGGAAAAGGCATTCCCGGCATCTGCAACATCCACAAGATTACCGGCTCCATCATGTTGCGCAGCGTAAAAATTGAGTAACCCGTAACCTGCTTTGCCTGTAACTGTATCTGCGTTATTTTCAACAAATGTTTCGACAAAATATCCAACAGGATGTGCTTCATCTCCATCTGCAAAACTTCTTATCCGGGTCCCACCGCCATCACCATCATATTTTCTCAAAGAATAAAACGTATCTGTCTCACCATAACTAGCTAACGCATGGGCAATGTCACTTGACTTCGCAGAAAAAAATATCCCATCATTCGCATTTATGTCAAGCGTGATTCCGCCTGCTGCGCAATCAGGGGCTGTTTCCCCGCCAGTACTTATTTTCCCATCGCTTCTTAAATAAATGGCTGGACTACCAAAAGTAGACGTGCCGCCAGTTACGTCAAGAGTAGAATTGAAAGTAACTGCTCCATCAACGCCAAGGGCAGACCCAAAGTCGACCGCTCCGTCAACATCTAATTGACCAGAAACCGTTACGTCAGATTCAAAATCAGCATTACCTCCAACGCTAAAAGTGGAAGCCAAAGATGCCGCTCCTGTTACATCAAGGATGGAAACAATATTTACCGCCCCCGCTACATCGAGAGTGGAACCAAAGTCGACCGCTCCGTCAACTTCAAAAGCTCCATTGACAAACACGTCGTTAACAGCAGTCGCAACGCCTGGGACTCCAGCTCCACCAAAACGATGTACTCCTGCCCCCAAGACATAATCAAAATATCCAGCATTAGCCGCATCGCCTGTATGAGAAAACGAACCCCACCTTGTGTTATTCGTATCGGGGTCTAAAGCACTTTGAATAAAAAGGGTAGGATTAGTCGGAACGGCATGGCCAAAATCATCCTCAACTACGTCCCTATCACAAATAACTAGCTGTCTTCCGAGATCACTGTTTAACCCGATATTAGTTTGATCAGTTGTCTCGTCGCAATAAATTCGATTAGACTTTGAACCGTCAGCTCCACCAAAATGTATCTCTTCGGTAAAAGCCTTTAGAGTACCTGTACTACCGACTTCTACATCTCCAGTTATGGTTAGATCTCCATCTAC